AGACCTTCATTTGCCTCTTTCACATTCTCAGGAGTTGTCTTGACTGGCATCTCCTTTAGAGATTTGTAATCGATTTTATAAAAACTCATCGGAATTTACACTCAACCATTAACTCTGTTAATGCTGCTAAGAGGTTAATTTCTTGATCACAAACAAATGCAGACTGATATTGATACTTTGCAATTACTAAAACACAAGCAGCAATGCTTGGTCCATCCAAATATTTGTAAAGAGAATCATAAACCAACCTTAACATTTTTTCTGGGTCATTATCAATATTAGATGCTACCCAACTTCTAACTTCTGAAAAGTTTTTATCTTTAAGATTTTTAATTAAAGGCTCAATCCTAATATCAGAAATAGTAGAAAGAATACCAGTATCAATTTTACCAATAGTAGAATAGTGTTGTAAAACATTTAATAAACTTCTAATATCAGGAAAATGGTTTTTAACTAATTCAAGAATTACTTTTTTTTCATAATCTACTTTTTCTTGATCTAATATATAACAAACTCTTTTAAAAATATCCGACATCATTTGAGGTTTTTCTTCTTTTGAAATCGGAGTATATTTTAAAACAGCACATCTAGACTTAATTGGATCAATAATTTTATTAAGATTATTGCAAGTAAAAATAAAACAAACATTTTTATGAAGTTGCTCTATAACTCCACGAAGACAAAGCATTACATCATTCGTTGTTCCATCAAACTCATCAAAGAATATAACTTTCTTTTTATCACTAAACATTGAAACAGTTGTTCCAAAATTAATAACTTGATTACGAATAGTATCAAGATATCTACCCTCGGAAGAACCATTAAGGAACAAAACATCTTGTTTGGTAATATTACATAATGTTTTAATTGTTTGTGTTTTACCGCATCCTTGGCTTCCTTGAAGGATCAAATTTTGATTGAGTTGTCCATCTCTTTCAACCTTAAGAAAAAATTCTTTAATGTTTTTATTTAATACCAAATCTTCAACAGATTTTGGTGCCCACTCCTCTACCCATAAAAAAGGCTTATTTTCAGTAATTTCCATAGCAAAGTAAATATAATTTTATTATTATAGAACAAATAACAATATCAAATAGTTGAATCTGGCTCCATTGGAATAAAATAGTTTAATTTATAATTTTCGTTTGTAAATTGAGAAATCAACTTTGAAGACATTACAACATCATAAGAAGAAGGAATAATCTTCAAATTTTCAACTTTAAAATTGAAAATAAAATCTCTATCAGTTTCTCCTACATCAATTGAGTATTCAGTAGATGAGTCATTCTTTTTATTACGAACAACTAAACGAATTGTTTTATTCTCACCAATAGCAGAAAAATCATCCAATTGATATACCGCTGCAGCTTTTTTAATTTTATCTAATTGTGAGTGTTCAAGTTGAAAACAAATATCTTTACTTGGAAGTGAAATTTCTTTATCGGGTGGAGAAACAATAACTTCAGGATCTGCAAAGAAATATTTTACTTTTCTTTTTCCTTCTCTAATAATTACATACTTATCGTTATCAAAATCTAAATCTGGATCTTGATGAAGAGAAAGACCATTCAAAAATTGATTCAAATCATAAACAGCAAAATCTTTTGGGAAATGCTCATCAACTTCTGCTTCTGCAAGAATAGTCTTCATTATAGACATTGTACGAATTTTATTTCCAGATTTAACCAAAATTGATTGATTAATACTAGAAAAGTTTTTTAAAATGGAAAGTGTTTTATCAGAAAGTTTCATAGGGGTTCTTAGTTTCATTACAAAGTCCAGCAAAATGGTAAAGAAGAATACAATAATGGATTGCCTTCAGAATGTCCATCTTTGATTTACCATTCTTCTTCCCAAAACGAGAAAGATATTTAATTGCATTACTGCGACAAAATGGTTCTGCATCGCCAATACTCTCAATCAGATCAAGAGTTTGAGTTTTAGATTCTTGAGAAGTATAATGAGATTTATAAGTACTTCCAAGATATTCTTTGATTTCTTTTAGGATTTTATCTTCATTATATTTCCAAAATCCATTTTGATTTGTTATTTCATATTTTTTTGAAATATTTTTTTTATCTATATTGATCATATTATTCTCATTTATAGAGAATGTATATTCTACTCCGCTATAAGGATATTCATCCATTTTAATCAAAAACAATAAACTCTCAAAACTAGAATAGCATCTTTCAGAAAAAAGGTCAAGATATAATTTTACTAAAACCTTTAACTTTTTTAAATTGTATAACGGAATCAAATTTATCAGTCAATTCATCAACTTTGTGAGATATTACAAATACATTAGAATCCTTTACTACATATTTTATAATTTTAGTGAAATAATCAGTCCCACTCATATCAAGAGAACTATCAAAAACTTCATCCATAATTAAAAGATTTGTATTGATAGAATTTTTCATTTTTGCAATTTCTCTCCAAGTAAAAAGTATTGCAAGATTAATTCTCATTTTCTCACCCTCACTAAAACTATCATAACTAAAGTCATCGTGCATTGGAGATTTTATATTTTCTTTAAATTCTTCATCAAAGGTAAAATTAATATAAAAATCCATCATTTGCAAATACTTATTGACCTGCTGATTCATTAATGGAATATATTTTTTAATTATCTTTGCTTTAACTCCACCATCTTTCATTAAAAATTGAGAAAAATCCAAGTAATTAATTGCTTCTTTATATTTTGATTTTTTCTTAAATAGAAGTTCTTTTTCTTTTTTTAACTTTTCTAAATTTTCGTGTTCAATATTTTTATTTTTAAGTTTTTCGGAAGTCTTTTGAATTTCACATTCAAGTTCTTTGATATGTCTTTGGCTAAATGATATTTTAGTATTGTTTTGAGTAATTTCATTACTTATTTTTATAATAGTATCAGAGAGGTTTAAAAACTTTTTTTGATTTTTTTCTTCTTCTATAATCGTTGTTTCTATATTCCGAATTCCATTTTCAAATTCATTCTTTTTAACATTAAGTTCTTCAATTTTATTTAATTTAGTTTTTTCATCAATATTTTGGGTGCAAGTAGGGCAAACCGTATTATTAGCAAAAAAATTACATTGCTCTGATACTTGTGATGCTTTTTGTGTAATTTTTCCCTTCAGATTATTTAACTTTTTAAGTTTATTTGATGCGTCAGAAATTTTTTTTTGTTCTTCTGTTATATTTTTAACCTTTTCATCCAAGTCCAAATTAATATTAATGAATGAATCAATTTCATCTAATAATGTTTTAATTTTTTTGTTATTTTGATCTATATCATTTTTGCCTCGTTTTTCCAATTCTTCAATGAATTTTTCTTGCATTGAAATTTTTTCTTTAATTGAGGTATCAATAATTTCTAATTCTTTTATCTTTTCATTTACCTTCTTAATTTTTTCCTTTAATATAACATTCATTGAAGAAAAGATTTTAATATCCAATAAATCTTCAACAACTTCTCTTCTATGAGAAGTTGATAATTGCATAAATGGAACAAAAGATGCACTTCCCAAAATAACAATTTGAGTGAATGATCGGTAGTTAAGTTTAAGTACTATATCTTCAAGATATTTTTGTTGATCCATTGATGAAGCACTTTGATTTTGAAGAACACCATCAATCCATATCTCAAAGATAGTTGGTTTAATACCACGAATAACTTTATATTCTTTATTTGATATGGAAAACTCAACTTCTACTACACAATCTTTTTCATTAATAGTATTAACTAATTGGGATTTGTTAATTTTACGAAATGCTTTATTAAATAAAACAAAACATAATGCATCAAGTAAAGTGCTTTTACCAGATCCATTGTGACCAACAATTAATGTATTTTCGCTTACATTCAAAAAAATTTCCGTTGGAGTATTTCCAGAAGATAAAAAGTTACGATAAGCTATTCGTTTGAATAAAATCATATTCTCTAGGAGGTATTACAAGTTCATCTTGATTAATTATAACATAATGATATCCATACATTTCACAAGTCTTTATTGCAACTTCATCTTCAACCTCTACAACCGACATTAAGGGATAATCTTCTGCTTCTAATAGTCCAGCATACCTTACAGCATCATCCTCATCGTCAAATAGATACAAAGCTTTCTCTCCGTCCGCGTCTGTTACTGCATAAGCACCTTCCTCTTCCTTTCCTTTTATTGCAAGTATGTACATTATTCCAATTCTAAAGCTTCTTTATAAACTTCTCTAAGTACTTTTTTTACCATATCTTTATTTAGATCAAAATCAGATTCTTCTACATATTTATCTAAAATGGAAATAGTGTCCTCTGATGTAATTTCACTAACATCCACCGTACCATCATCAATATCAATAATTTCAACCACCTTTAAATCTAAAGGTCCAATCTTTAAAAGATCATCAATAAACTTATCAAATAAAATTTGTTTTGTTTTTTTATGAACAACTACTTTAATAATTTTTCCCCGAACATAAGAATAATCAACACCAAATACTTTATCTTCATCATAATATATCTTTTCAAACATATTAAAATAATTTTTAAAGTATTCTAACTCATAAGTTGAAGTATCAAATATATGAAACCCTCTAGTATCATTAACATCATTCCAAAACATTTGATATGGGTTTCCAAGATAATGAATAGATCCGATATTGCTCTTTGTATGATAATGTCCAGAAAATACTCTATCAAATTTTTTAAGTCCAGAAGGATCCATTCCTTCGATTTGGATGTGTCCTGGATAAGCAGCAAACCCAGAAAGCTCTAAATGTCCAAAAACAACCTTTGCTTGTGAGTTTTTAATTAAATTATCTATTTCTTTTTGGTTATCTTCACATATCCAAGGTAACATTAAAGTATCTAAACCATCAATACATATTTCTTTTGGTTTGGATATTGGTATTACATTCTTATATTCTTGAAGTAATAAATCTACAGAATTGATAAAATTTGTATTTTTATGATATGCATCATGATTTCCAACTATATTATAAACAGCAATTCCCAATTCATTAAATTTATCATATACATTTCTTTGCGCCCATTCAAGAGCCCAATAGTCAATACCTTTTCTATTATCAAAAGCATCTCCAAGATGAATAACAGTTTCAATATTTCTTTCTTCTAAAATAGGAAAAAATATTTCACTGTAAAACTTTGCAAAATATTCGTGAAAAGATTTATTAGCTTTTTTAAAATTATAATGAGTATCTGTAATTAACCCAAGTTTCATTGATAAAGTTTAATATGAACGTTTTCTTTGATTGTATTATAGTCAGAATTAAATCCACTTTCATCAGAAGAAAAAACTTCTTCAAAACCACTACGCTCAATAATTTTTTCTTTTATCTCCATCTGTCTTTTCTCTCTTTGTATTCTACGCAAAAATGCATAATAAACAATTTGAGTAAAGTATGCAAAAGGATTTGTTCTATTTACATCAAACCTATCTATGTATTGAACACAATTTTCAACACCGTCGCTAATCATATCTTCCCTAAACATATAATTAACAAAATTTGGTCTATATGAAAGGTGTGTAGCAATTTTTAAAAAACAATCACCAAGATAGTTAGTAATTCTTGGTTTTTTCTCTCCTTTTTCTTTTGCTCTATCAACTTTCTTTTTATATGCAACTAATGCATCGTGAAAATCTTTATTATTTACATAATGTGGATTCTTTTTTGATTTACTCATCTTTTATATTTTACTTTGTTAAGATTATACCACATAAATTAAATACTTGACAAGTCCTCAAATAATGACTAAAATAACTCTGTGGGTTTTCAAGATATATTTTAGGTACTAGAATTATAGAGCTTTTCTAAAAGTTCTCTTGCTTTAGATACTGAAGAAATATATCCCATATCAGAGTTCAATTCAGATTTAGTTGTAACTCTATCTTTTTCTCTAAGATATTTATTATAAAGATTTATTAATATAGGCTCATCAACTTCTGTTATTGTTACAATTTTATCCATATCTAAAATAAAAATAGATTCAGTAGAAAATTTAAACCAAGGTTCAAATCTAAGTGCAGTTTTTTTAAACTCTTTTATACTTATTTCTTCAATTACTACAGGATTTTCAATCATTAAAATATTACTATCATTCTCATCATAAGAACAGACTTTTGAAAATATTTCTTCACCAGAAATTATTTTTATTGATGCATAAAAATCTTTTTCCATTTTATTCTTTAAAATTTATTTGAATAATATCATAATTAAAATTTTCTTCATTATATATTTTTATTCTTTCTATCAAATGATTAAGAGTATAATTTTTTCTAGATTTGTATGTAATATCATCTGCTATATCATACAATACTGCTTTTGTTTTATCTTTTCCTTTTCTAAGAACTCTACCAATAGATTGGAGATTTCTAATTTTTGATTTAGATGGAGAAGCGAAGATTACATTATGTAAGTTTTTAATATTAATACCTGTGGAAAAAGTTCCATAAGATGCAACAATAATTGCATTATTTTCTTTTTCTGTAATTTCTCTTACTTTTTCTCTTTCTTCTGCTTTTACACCACCATAGACAAAAAATACTTTTCTTTTGTCTTCAACTGAATTATTTATAAGTTCATATAGTGGATATCCGTGAGACTCTACTCTATTAAACAATACCAAACTATTTCCTTTTAAATCTATAACTAAATTTTTTATAAATTTATTTCTTTTATTATGATTGATTAGATATTGTATTTCTTCTTCATATTCATCAAATTTATGTTCATTATGTTTAAGAAGTAAAATTTTTATATTTAATTTTGATAAATGACCTTTATCAATTAATTCTTTTGTTTGAGTTACTTTATATGATGGGCCAAAAAGACCTTCAAGCACCCATTTATGCGTCTGTGACCCGTCTAAAGTTCCAGTAAATCCATAACGGTACTTTGTACTATGTAGCTTGGTCATAATCCCTATTAAGGACTTTGACTTAAACTGATGCGCTTCATCTCCAATTACAACATCATAATCTTCAAAAAAACTTTTGTTTAAGTTATAAATTGACTGCCAAGTTGTAATTACTACATTTTTATTTGTTTCTTTATCCTTTCCTGAATATATTTTATGACAATAAAAATCAGAGTCCCATCCATATTCTTCAAAGTCTTTGTACATTTGCTCTACAAGAGAGGTTGTTGGTACTACTAAAAGTATTTTTTTATCTTTTTCTGTAAAATATCGTACTATAGTATAAATCATTAAAGATTTTCCAGAAGCAGTGGGAGATATTAAAAGTTTTCTGTTATACTTTAATGCATCATAAACTGCATTTAGTTGATAATCTCTTGGTTGATATTTGCATATTTTTTTCATATAATCTGAAACACCTTCAAATGAAATTAGTTCATTTTGTTCAAAAGGATCTCCATAAAACTTATTATGTTTAAACTCAACTGTATAGTTTGCTTTTTTCGCCCAAGATATGATTTTATCTAAAAGACCAACATATATTTCTCCATTATAGTTACTATAAAGTCTTATCTTTCCGTCCCAATATTTGTTTCTGTATTGAGGCATAAACTTTGCACCAGGAACCTCAAAAGTAAAATATTCAGATAACTCTTGGTGAATATGTGGCTCAGTTTGAACTTTTAAATAGATTTCGTTTTTCTTTTGTATAGTAATATCAGCCATAACCAGCGGTAAATTTTATAAACTCAATTGAGTTTTTTATTTGATATGTTCTGTTTAATATTGTTTTTAAAATACTATCAAGATAATTTAACATAGTTTGATAATATTCAAGTTTAGATAAAGACTTGATAATTTCTTCGTCTGCATCCATATACTTATCTATGTCTTGTCTTAATACCTTATAATCAAAAGGATTTTCTTTATATACTTCTGGATCTGATTTTCCAGAATAATATAACCATTTTTCTTTTTTTAATATATTAAATTTATTCTCTTCTACTTTCTTTAGTAATAAAATATTGTTATAAATTTTATAATATTTTGAGTGAAGAGCTGGTATTTTAATCGACTCTTTATGTAAGTTATCTTGGTCAATTATTGAGTCTTTTTCCCATAATGATTGTATTTCGTCAAGATTCATAATTAATAAACTTCTATATCATAAATTGTATATTTGAAAGTGACATTAGCAGTCACATAAGTTATATCTTCCTCTTTTGCATTAAATCTAACTGGAGATAAACTTATAGGAAAAACATCTTTAAAGTTAATTTTTGATATGATGTTAAAACTACTATTGTATATTAATAAAGTAGCGTCAGAATATTCATTGTATGGATTTCTAGAATCATTATCTGGATAATATTCATCATCTTTTTTTAAATCCATAAATTCTTGAACACTATATGGAAATCCAAGACCTCTTATCCAATTATGAACTTCTATATAGTTTTCTAAATTTTCATCAACAAAAAACTCAAGAGAAAGATCTTCATATGTAATATTATCACCAGGAACTGGAATACTTTTTAAATAAGAAGGTTGAGCAGAAATGCCCAAATTAATACCAGGTATCTCGGCAGAGTTTGAAAAAAATTCAACCTTTGGTATTTTTGTAATTAAAAATTTAAATCCTACTGGAGAAAGATAATTTCTATTTGATATTTGTTTTGACCAAGGTGAATTGCTCGCCATTGTGGTTTTATTTTTATTTATTACAAAAAAAAGACCCCATTTGGGGTCTTTTATAATGAGTTGTAACTCTAAATCACATTAGGTTATTAACACGAACTCTTCTGTAATAACGGTTTGCATTGATGCGAAGACCGCCAGAACCTTGATCAGTACCTTCAGCAAATGGATTAGCTACCATTCCGTAGCGAGTCTTGAATCCAATTTTTGGCTGGAAGGTGTTCTCACCAACGGCACGAACCATTTGGAGAGGAACATAGGGGCAGTAGAAGATACCTGCGTCATAAGGTGAAGAACCTTTATAACCAACAACGTAATACTGGTTAGCAGATACGTTAGCAGAATAAGGATCGATATAAACACGATACTTACCTTGGAGAACACCAGCAAAGGTATTTCCAGTATCATCAACGTTAAGGTTAGCATTAAGTGCAGGGGTATAATCCAAAACTCCAGCCATTGTGAGTGCAGAAGCAACATCAGCGGAGCAAAGGATCATATTGCCCTTCCCTCTACGAGTTCTTTGTGCGATTGCGTTAGCATCACGCTCGATTTGGAAAAGAAGACCTTTGAACTTCTCAACAGACCAACGACCATTAGAATCAATATCAAGGTCAAAGATACCAGAAGTTGCAGTGTTAGCAGTAGCACCTTGCTCAGCGACCTTATAGATGGTTCTAATAACTTCACGGTTGATCTCAGCAAGAATCTCTGTAGAGAGAATGTTTGCGAGTTCAGCTTCAGCATTTAGACCGTGAATTGCCTTAAGGTCCTGTGCAAGTTCTAAACTGTATTCTGCTTTGAGTGCTCTAGACTTTGCAGTTACAGTAACTTTCTCAATTGAGAAAGCCATCTCGTTGAATTGATCACCTGCACCAGATCCGAGATTCTCGGCATCTCCAGTAACCATACCCTGACCGACATTATATCCGGTAGAGGATGCAGTACCAACAGGATTGAGAAGACCAGGATTACTTCCAGACTGTGAAGCTGTACCCATACCAGCAGCGGTATCGGTAAATCCTGCAGTTTCATCGCGTCCAGAGTCTTGTCCAGAGAATGCACTATCTGCTTCGTCGAATAGTGCTTCAGTTCCACTCTGATTGGTGTAGCGAGAGCGCATTGCGAAGATAAGTCCAGTAGGACCATTCATTGGTTGAACACCAGCAAGGTCATATGCAACCAAGTTGGGCATTGAACGTCTAATTAGGGAAATTAGAACGGGATCAAAACCAGCAACTGGACCAGTAGGAGTTGCAGAACCACTGAAACCGCCAGAAGCACCAGAAGCGTTAGCAGCGTTGGTTGGTGTTTCAGAAAGAAACTGACTTTCTTCTCTTAAAAACTTTTCTTGATTTTCTAGCAGGACAGCAGTCACCATTCTACGATGGGAATCTTTAATGTTATCAAGACCCTCGTAGTCTAGAAGTGGTGCCCACTTTTCCTGCAGATGCTCTGCATTGAACATTTGCATTTGAATTACCTCTTTTGAAATTGTTAGTTTGATTTATAACGTAAAAATCACTTATTAGAAACTCTTCTTAGACTTTGAAGATAAGTACTCATTACTCCAGAAACTTCTTCCTGGATATTTTGTCCTTCAAGAGGAGTCTCAGAAAAATCTCTTGGAGATTTAGTATTTTTGGGGAAATAAGATTCCCTCAGGGTTACTAGCTTCTCACGATAGTCTTCTTCACCATCAAACTCAACATTTTCAACAAGAGAAGCAAGTTTATCTTTCTGTGAAAGTGCTAAACCTTCAGTTACTTCTGAAAAAATTACATCAGAAACTGATTCTGCTAATCTTCTATTTAGAGCAATATTTTTATCAATTTGCTCGTTGAGTTTAGTCTCCATATCATCAAGTTTTTCTACCATACTTTCAAGTACATCATATTTATCTTCAGGGATTGATACATAATGTGCTTCAAAAAGATCCTTCATTCCTGAGAGGAAGGATTCAGTCATTTCAGACTTAAGACCTTGCTCTACAACTAGAGCATTTTCATTTAACCATTCTTCAGAAACATATTCTAAGTAAGAATCAACTCTTTCAACAAGTTGTTCTTTCATTGCTTCAACTTCTTCTAGAAGTTGTTGCTCATAATGTTTTTCTAGAGATTCGTGAATTTCTTCAATTTTTGCATTAATTGCAGTTTCAAAAATTAATTTTGCCTTTTCTTTAAACTCTTCAGAAAGATCTTCACCTTCAAGAAGAGCATTTACATCTTCTTCGATATTTAAATTTAAATTATTTTCTTCTTCTACAAATTCATCTTCACCTTCTACTTCATCTTCTTCATCATATTCTTCATCATATTCTTCATCATATTCTTCTTCTGCTTCTTCTCCTAATTTGTTTCTTTCTGCTGCAGCAGACATTCTATCTTTAATAGATTTTTTCTGACTATCTTTTTCTGCTTTTCTTTTTGCTCTTTGCTTTTCTAAGGCAGATCTAAACTCATCCTCTTCATTTACTTCTTCCCCTTCTTCATCTTCAATTTCTTCTTTCATTTTTTTCATTGCATCTGCAGCAGATGCATTTTTATTTACAACATCTTTAACTTGCTTAAGTGTTGCAGATGGTTCCTTTAATTTTGCAGAATCATCATCAGAACGATAATTTTCGGGAGTAGGTCCGCCCAAGTCTTCCCAACTACCAGTTTGACCTGGAGTTAAAACACCAGAGGCATTTCCAGTTTGCATTGGATCTGCTGCAGATGCATTAGCATTTACTGCAGTTTTAGATTGTGTAGTGCCTACTTCCATTTCTTGTAAATTTTTACCACGGGACATTTGTACTCTCCGATTTATCTTTATTAAATCTATATTTATTTATAATTTAGAGATTTGAAAGAAAATTTTGAAAAAGATTTAGTTTATGCTCTTCGAGCATTTTTTGATCAACTAATGTATTTATTCTTTTATATGTTTTATCTACTAATTGCTCAGTAAGTTCTCCATTTACGAAAACCCACTCTTTACCTTCCATAATCCCTTGAACAAAGGCATCGGGAGCAGATGGATCTGCTACAATATCTGCAGCAGTTGCAAGCATAAAATCTTCACCAACAATTTTGTGTCCCTCATTGGTCATACGAAGAGAACCAACACCACGAGAGGAAACTCCAAGAGTTACTCCTTCACCAATAAGTGAAGATGCAATTTTTCCCATTGGGGTGGAAAGAAGTTGTGCTTTACCTCTAAAATTATTTCCTTCACGAACAAGGGAAAGAATTTTATGAGAAACTCGATCAAGGTTTATTGTAGGACCATCAGGATGGCCTAATTCCCCAAGAGCACGACCTTTCTGAATGAATGATTCATTGTATCTATTGACTTCTTTTTCCAAAATAAAAACTGGATACATTCTTCCATTTCTATTAACAGTTTCACCCTGTAGAAATGTTCCCTCAATATAAAACTTTTTTGCAGAACCTTTTCCTTCAGTGATAAATTCTACTTTTTGTATTTCTTCTGTAATAAGTTTCATTTCTTTTAGTTTGTAAAACCTACTTTTGTTACTTTTAATGCTGAAGCAGACCAAATAACATCGTTTGGTGCTTTTTCTAAAAATTCTACTGTTGCATCAGGAACAGTAAAAAAAATAGATGATGCTGCACCAACAAAAGTAGAAACAGCAACAATAACTGATCCTCCAGTATCATTACATATTCTTACACAAGTTGCTTGTGATATACTTGAAGCAGCCCCTGCAGTAGTTGGAGAAGATACTTCAGTACTTAAAACTTTGGTTCTTTGCATTATTCTTCCTCATCGGAAAAATCTTCCCCATTTTCATCTTCAAATTCTGACTCATTTTCACCAAAAAGACTTGATGAAACATATGGTCTTGCAGCATCTATACTTTCTGCACTCTTTGAAAAAAGAATTTCTTTAATTTTGTCGGATATTTTTGTTGGTGATTCATCAGAAACCATCATATCTACTAATTCGTCCATTTTAATAAAATATAACAACTATATATTATTTATATTTCTCCACCTTTAGGCATTTCAGCCTGAGTAGAATCTCCATCTTTTTCAATATCTGGTTCCATAATTGGTTTCCCTAGATCAAATCCATTAGAACCAGTTTCTCCAGTCATATCCATTTGCTGATTTGGGTCTGGAATAATACCTTCTTTTATTTCTTTTTCTATTTGTTTATCTATTTCAATCATTTCTGTATCTGATTGTCTTAATACCTTTTCTCTTACATATTTTGCAGAAAAATATCTACCAATGTATGGTTCCATTGCAGCAACAACTCCAAGTTGGTCATTTAATAATTCATTTTCTTTCAAATTTGAAAAATGATTATCATAAACATAATCATATTGAATATGTTCTTTTAATTTTTCCCAGTCTTCTGGAGTTACTATATTTTTTAATATAAGTTGAGTTTTTAACATATCATTAAAAACTTCAGAAAATCTTTTTCTAAGTCTTCCAACAAACTTAGTGAATTTTAGTTCATCTCTTAAAATTTCTGAAGAACGTCCAAGGTTAAATCCACCACCACCAACATCAATTCTACTAGATGGAACATTTAAAGATTTGTAAAGTTTTTTCTGAAAATACTCAATATCTGCTAATTCTCCGAGATTTTGGCCGCCAGGTAATGTTGTAATTTCTGTTCCTCTTCCTCCTTCACGTCTAGGAAGCCAAAAATCTTCTAACATCGCCATATATTTTCTATCATCACGGATTTCTCCCGTATCTGCGTTATAGACTAACTTATTTCTATAACGATTCATAACATCACGAAGATATTGCTCCGCCTTAATTTTGGGAAGATTACCAACATCAATGTAGAAAATTCTACGCTCAGGAGCTCTAGATAATCTGTAGATGACTAGAGAATCCTCAATCATACGAAGCTGATTAAGTGCTTTAATTGCTTTATGTAAGTATGATAAAACAGTTTGCCTATTTCTATCTACAAGACCAGAAGTTATATAAGTTATAGAATCTTTAGTTAATTTAACTGTTTTTTTGCTTTTTGAAAAAGTTGCACCAATATTAACAGTTGGATTTGGATCATAAAGATAGTATTCTTCAATATCTGGATGATCGTAATTTTCTACACTATTAGATAATTTATTAGATATAAAATATTTTTGATCTAATTTATCTTTTTCTACTTTTCTAATAAATTTAATTTTTAGTGGGTCAATATATCTTATTTCTTGAATTCCTGATGATGGATCTTTTAAATCAATTACTTTGTGGTAATAAATTCTACCATCAACATACCAGTTTCTAAAAATTTCGTGGGACTTTCTATCAAAGTCCATAATTTCTTTTATTGTCTTAAATTCTTCTCTTATTATACTTTTTAATTTATCTGTAGCTGGTAAATTTGAAAGTTCTATTTCTACTGGAGAATCATTTAAATCTGATACTATCGCTTCATTTACAACGTCTTCTATAGCACTATCACACTCCGGATGGAGCGACATTTCTCTATATCTTCTTACTAAATCTTGTTCGTTCTTATATACTCCTTCAATATCAACATATTGGCCAAAAAAACCACTTTCTACATAAAAATTTGACTTATCTTCATCATTGGGGGGAACTGGAGATATAAAATCCTTTTTGGATTTTTCATCTCCAGTTTTTTGTATTTTAAAACCAAATAATTTAGCCATCAATAAAATAATAAACTTTCTACTATTTATGCTGTTTGATTTGTACCAAGTTGAGTAGATCCATTAGAATCAAGAGCATCCCACCACTGAACTTGAAGATCTACAGTAAATTCTTCAATTGTATCAGCAAGATCGTAAGAAATATCAATAGCACTTACTGCTGTTGGGAAAACACCATAAAACTTATATTGTTTAAGAACTGGTAAATCAGTATCTGATGTTGGTGATGATCCGTTAGTTTGGGCTCTACCAAGTTGTCTTACAAAAACATCTTGTTGATAATCATTTGGATTTGTTTTACCTGCATTATCTTCGTGCTTATTAATTAAATTCATCCATCTTTCAAATGCAGTTCTTATCGAAAAATCAGCATCATTAATGACAGTAATTGTCCAAGGATCAAAAGTTCTGTCCCCAGCAACCTTTAAATTTCTTCCTCTAAATGGAACACTAATTACATTAATATTAGAAGCTGGAAGGTTTGCAGACTTTACCAAAAATCTAGTTTTGTCGGAAATTTGATCTTTTGTTACTCCTGCAGAAAATACATCATCTGGAAAAAATAATTCACATTCAAATAAATTTGATCTTGCCCCACCTCCAATCATTTTACCTTTAAAGGTATCTAATGTTCTTTGATTTGTTTTTATTGGGTTGATGTTAGCCATTTTGGATTACCTCTAGGAATTAAACGTTTCCAACAACTTCTTCAAAACTTACTCCTGTACGAGTTGCGACAAAGGTAAGTCCTATGAAGTTAATTGATCTTGCAGGTTTAACAAAAATATCAGCTCTAAATTGATTAGAATCAATAATATCTGGAGTATTATTTGTTTCATCACAAATAACTAAGAAATCGGTAATACCTCTCTTTGATTTAATGTCACGAAGGAATGGCTCAATAATATTAATAAAATTTGTCCTTGTTATTACATCATTAAATTCAAATAACTGTGCTCTTGCTGCTCTTTCAACTGTAGATTCAATTGTTAAGAATAAACGACGAACGTTAATTCTATCAAATGCAGATGCATAACTAAGAGCTGTTTTGTCTCCAAATAAAATAATTCCAGAACCAGGTGAGAATATAATAGGATTAATTCTCTTTGGATATAAAAGATCTCTTTGTCCTTGTGAGGGATTATATGCTAGTTTTACTGCTCCATTGATTGCCCCTCTTGCAGAACCTGCAGGAGAGAACCAAGAGAATTGATTTATTGATGTTCTAGCCATTAGACCTGCAATATCAGCATTGCAGGGAATATATCTAAACTCATTATTAAATCTATCAAATGTATATTTGTATCCAGTATCAAAAACTGCATAAGAAGAAGATGTTAGAGGATCAAAGAAACTAATAACATTTGTAGTTTGAGTATCAGAATTTGTTATATTTACTACCCCTTGTCTGTAAGGAGAAATGCAAGCAATGCAATCTTTTCTTTCATTTGCAATTTCAATTAACTTATTAGCTTTTGCTTGTGCATCATAAATAGCATTTCCGCCAGAAGGACCATTAATCAAGAAATTAATTTGATATTCTGTTGGATTTCTTATATACTCATAAGATGATAATACATCTGAATTACTAGCAGAATAACCACCAGAAGAAGTATAATTTTCACCACCTGTTAAATTATAAATTTGATTTCCTAAAACAGAAAAAGTAACATTTTGTGCATTTGCTCCCCAGTTTCCAACACCAGTTGTTGTAAATGCAATACTTGAAGAAGTACCGACAATTCCAGAGGACTCCCCAGTTGGAGAATATCCAGCGAAAACATATTCAGAATTTCTTGCAATGTAATCTTTATAATAAACAGATTCTGATGGTGAAAGTTTTCCGTCTAAAGATTTAGATAGATATGTATGCTTTTCTACGATATTTCCAGAAACTCCAGTTACTGATCCAGTATCATCTACAACGACAATATGAATTTCATCATTTTTAGAATTTCTTTGAGTTGCATACTCTGATGTTTTTGGTTTTTCTGCAATAGATTTCCAATATATTGTAGTATTTGTTAATCCTAGAGTTTGCTGATTGTACCAATCTCCAATAACAACTGAAGAAGAACCAATAGTTGATGTTGTTAATCCGGAAGTTGTTACAACTTCAATTGGATTTGAAATTGAAGTTGTGCTTGTACTTCTAGTAAATGTGAAAGTTGTTGTTCCTATTCCAGCAGTAATTGCCTTATCAACATAAATTGTACTTGCACCAATAGATACAACAGTTGTTCCAGCAGAAACACTTGTTCCAGAAACTATGTCTCCAAGTTGAATTCCTGTGGTAACAATTCCAGTAATTGAAACGTCATATATTTCACTAAGGAAACCAGATGTTGTAGCAACCCCAACAGTGGTTGTTGATGAAGTTACCTCTGGAACTTTAAATTCATATGTACCACCTTCAATATAATCAGTAGAGTATGAAGTTCCTGCTGTAGATACTCTATCAGTAACTTTTACATATATTTCACTTACACCAAGTCCAGTAATAACACCTCTAATAAATCCTTCAGACGAAGATGTAGTTCCGGAACCAGCAACAACTCTTCCGCTAATTGATTGTGTTACTCCCAAACCAACAGATAATCCAGAAGTAGAAACACCAGATATTGTTTGGTCTGCAAAATTATCAATGACACATACTTTTAATTCATTTGCCCATCTTCCTGGGTTTTTTGCAGAATAATACCAATCAGTTGATGTTTGGTGATTATTTACGTAATCTTCGTAAGAATTAATTTGAACAGTAGTTGAAGATGATGCAACTCCGGAGTTTGCATTATTAAGAGTATCTCCATCACATCTAATAACTCTTAAAATACCACCATAAGAGAGAAAGGATGATGCACTCATCCAATATTCGTATTGTGCATCTGTAGATATTGGTTTTCCGAAAACTCTTAATAAATCTTGCTCATTTTCTATCAAAATTGGAAAATTGATAGGCCCCTTTTCAAATGGGCCAGCAATTGCACCGATTTGCTCATTAGATGCAGTTACTCCTCCAATTGTTAAGTCAACTTCTCTTGTTTTGACTCCCGGAGATACTAAATTTAGCGACATGTCTTTCCCTCTAAAGAAGTTTCATTTAGTCTAATATTATTTATAAAATGCTATTTTTATCTATATTCCCACATGTAAGAAACATCTCCGTATTCATCAGTAAACCATCTGTCTCCATCCATATCAACAAACGTTCTTTCCTCATCCATTCCATCAACGATAAAGCCAAATGGAGACATATCTTGTTCTATTTGTTCTTTTTGGTCCTCATATATTCTTTTTCTTACATCATTATCGGTCATTTCTTTGAAATAATCTTGAACAATTAACCAAGAAAATATGACCAAACACATAACAAGGTCGTCATTACAACCCTCTTCTGCTTCAAATGAATGATTTTTTTGAATAAAAGTAGTAAGCTCACTAATAATTTCATAATCATTGAAGATTAACTTATCATCTTCAATTATTGTTTTTAAATTTGAACATCCAATTTTTTTAACAGTCTTTGACATTTTTACTCCAAGTTGGGTTTTTTTACCAGAAAACCCTTGACCAACAAGTTGTCCAGCTCTTCCCCTCATAGCACACATTAAAATATTATCATATTCTAAATCAAAATGAAGAATACTAGTTACTTGTTCACCTATATCATTTACTTCTGCTAAAACAAATGCTTTATGATATGCATTAGCAACATCCATTATTATGTTTGGAAAAAGCATTGGTTTTATTTCATTGTTTCTATATTTTGCTACTATTTTATAAGGAAATGATGAAATATCAAATACAATAAAAGCAGAATAGTCGTTATTTGTCCCTCTAGAAACATCTACAGTCATAATGTAAGTATGATCATCTATTGGATTTTCATATACATCCAAACCAGCATTTTTTCTTAATGGTTCATCATACACTAAAGATTTTAATTTTGATGGATTTATTAAAGTTCCTACAGACCCAAGAAATTCACATTCAAATTCTACCTGAAATTGTTGTTCGCTTGTATTTTCTATGGTTTGTTTTTTCCATTCTTCATTCCTTCCTGGAACTTCAGACCAATGAACATCTGTTGGAATATATTGATTCTTTTTTCTTTCTGCATCATGCCAAATTTTATAAAAATGATTCATCCCGTGTGGGGTTGAAACAATTATTAGTTTTGTAGATTGACCAGATGATATTGTCGGATAAACTGAGCTAAAAAATTCATCAGCAATATGATTTGGTACAAATGCAAACTCATCAAGAAATATTACATTATAAGATCCACCACGAACTGCAGAAGCTGAAGTAGATGCTGCTAATATTCTTGATCCATTTTCCAACTCTAAAGACCCTTTATTCCATATTAAAACACCTTGTTGCATCCACTTTGGTAAATTTTCATAAGCTAATTGAAGTCTTCCAAGAAGGTCTCTAGCAGTAGATGCTTTATTAGCAAGAATCGCAATATTGACATTATCATTAAATAGCGCATAATGTAGCAAATAAGCAACGACAGTGGTAGATTTACCAGACTGTCGGGGCATTTTACAAATGTTGAATCTGTGATCATGGAAATTATTGATAAGTTTTTCTTGGAACTTATACATTTTAAATGGCACTAAACCATGATCAAGCGAAACAATTTTTATATAATTTTTGGCAAAATATACAGGATCATTCTTACATAATATAAATTGTTTTATTTGTTCCTCTGTAAATTCTATGGGAGTATTTGCTTTTTTAAGCAAAGGGTTCCCAAGATACTGATCACTACTCATATTTATTTTCCTTAACCAAATCTAAATTAAAATTATTTAAGTCCGTTAGCATCTCCAGTAAAAAGTAATGGTTTAGTTGGATCCTGTGCTGATGGGTAATAATATAAAACTATAGATCCAGGATAAATTTTATTAATTTCTTTTCTTATTTCTTCTTTTGTTGGTCTAGTAAATTTCTGAAAAAACATCTGAGATGTTATATTTTTTCCTCTCCAATTCAAAATTATTGTATATGTAGTTCCACGAGTTTGAATTCTTAAATATTTTTCAATTAAATTATCTTCTAAATATTCTTCATTTTTTGTTTTACTTCCCCATTTTTTAGCACCAACTTTACGGCATTTAACAAGAGCACCGGAAGCATAAGCACTTGGCCAAATTTTGTAACGAGATTTTACTTTATGGTAGCAAGCATCCTTTTCTTCATTGGTTACATAATCTGCAGCAGTATCTATATAATCCGCTGCTTTAGTTATTTTTGATTGTACCCAAGATCTCAAATTACCCTCACCAGATTTACCCATTTTTTTCTTTAGACGCTTACTTGCATTGTCAATTATTTTCAATTCAGAACGAGCCATAGAGTACTCATGATCTTTCTTTTCTTCAGTTGCTACAAATTTTGCTTTTCCTGATCTTTCTGGGTTTGGATCTTTTTTTCTTTTTCTTCTTGCTGCAGAATCTTCTTCTTCTTTACTCATTTCTGAAGCCATTTTTGAACTACCACATTTTGGCTTTGTGGTTTGTCCTGGTTGCTTAGCGCAAGGATTTCCTGCATACTTTCCTCCTAGTTGCACCCAACCAGGAGTTCCATCCGAAGATTTACTTTTAGAAAACCAATCACGAAGAGAATAATCTTTAGATTTTCTTGCTTCTGATAAAAAAGATTTAAAAGTTTTCATTTCTTCTTTTTTAAACTATTTAGAATTATCTGAAGATGGGAGTCCATTTTTTAAAAGTTTTTGAAGTTCTGCTGTTGATCCAACAAAAAGAGCATTTGTGACGCTTTTCGGATTATTTGAATCTTCTTTTTTTAATTCTTTCATTTTTTGGTGTATATCCATTAATTTATCAGTAGAATCTGCAACATTTTTTATTAATTGTCCAAATACTTCATAAGCTCTTGGTTGCTGACCATCTTGTGCAAGTTCCAATAAACTAGATGCAGCCTCTTGACCTTTTTCAATTAAACTATAAAGTGTTCCCCTAACATATTCATAATCAATTTCCGGTTCTTCTTTATTTTTTAAATTTTCAATTTTTTTAATTTCTTTTTTTGTATCTTTAATAATTTCTTTCACTACTGAAGTTGGTTCAATATCTAAAGTTTCATTTATTTTTTCAAATTCTTTACTCATACATCAACACCTTTAGTTGGACTATATATTTTTCCATCACCAAAGTCATAACGATATTCACTAAAACCAAAATCATCACCAACTTCCACTAAAGCATCATCTGTAGAATTTATAACATTAACTTTTGAACCATTTATGTGATTATCTATTAATGAATCTTCTTGTGCTCTATTTACAAGTAATACATTTCCCTCAATACCTTTTATAAACATAACCTCATCATTAATTTGTATATATGAATTCAAAACTAAAGTAGATGTATCATTTACTTCAAACTGCGTTTTTTCTGTAGAAATATCTGATGTTATAAATGTAGTCTCATCATTATTATAATCTTGTATTGCCCTTGGTTCTACTTTATATCTTAATTGTCTTGATGCATTTTTGGTATTTGTATTTGTATAATAATCAACTTGTACTTTCTTAATTAATCCACTAGTAGAATTATCAATAGGACCAAACAAATAAGTTTTAGCTATAAAATCTAAATTATAAATTACTACTCTTTTTTCTTCGTATCCAGAATCGTAATTATCTTCAAAAGATACACTATTTAATACCATTGGTATGTCTCTTTTTTCTCCAATTGATTCCACCAAATCTACAGTTAAATTAAAAGATGGTTGGAAAAATGGAAGTATTTGTTCAACAATTTGAATCGCATCTTCATTATATTGAGCCATTATAGAAAGCCTAAATCCTATGTTATATGGAACAGGCATAAAAACTTTTCTTGCAGACTTTTCTCCAGAAACATTTACAGCGTTAAAAGTTTGCATTGTTGAAACTTTTCTTGAGCTATCATATTGTATTGATGTCATTTCAAATGACATTCTTGGCAAAACAATGGCAACTCTATTTCTTAAATCTGGTTTTTGTTCTAATCTAGCTAAAAACTTCTCTACTGGACCATATGCAATAGGAACTTCCATAACACTATGAATCTCACCATTTTGCTTTTTATGCTTAATGGTGATTGTATTAAAAAGCGTACCAAAAGATATAATAGTTTTCCTAATTATCTCGTGATAAGAATATGATCCAAACATAATAATTTACTATACTATAGTTATTTAGAATTCTCCAAATGGATTACTCTCACTAAAATCTAATATCTGATCTGCTTCTGTCTCAATTGAAATATTTTCTGCATATGTATCATATTCATCAAATGTGGAAATTGATTTTATAATGTACTTCGAATCTGATCCACCTAAAGTAGTACCAATACCTACCACTGCTTCTCCAACTGTAAAATATCCACCAAGAACTGTAACTTTTAAAATTCTATCACTAGAATCCCAATCATTTACAACTGCAGTAGTTCCTGTTGATACTCCCCTAACAACTTCTTTAAATTTATAATTATCAGTAGTTAAACCACTACTTGTTGGGGATTCAAAAGTAATTGATGGAGCAACAGTATAACCAGATCCAGCATTTATATATCTTAATGATGTTACAATTCCTGAAGAATTAATTATTGAAATTATTTCTGCATTAGTTCCACCAGAAGGAGCAGAAGATATTGAAACTACTGGAGAAACCGAATACTCGTTTCCACCATCAATAATTGAAGGTTGTCCTAAAGATCCTTCAGAAACTATAGCTGTTGCAATTGCTCCAGATCCAGTAGAACTCTTAATTACAACTAATGGAGGAATAGTGTATCCATATCCTGGATTTGTAATTAGAATTCTTTCGATAGAACTTCCAGTTTGTCCAGAACGACTAGTCATAATTGCAACAGCAGATGCATTTATTCCAGATGAGGGTGCTGTTGAAATTGAAACAATTGGTGTTGTTAAATATCCAGTTCCATCATTGATTAAATCAATTTTTGAAACAGATTTCCCAGAAGTTAATGTTGATAATTCTTTTGCTAATTGTACAGATGCGGATGCTGTAATAGAACCAGAACCAACCATTTCCAATTTTACAATATAACCAAAATCTGAAACTGATTTATCTACTTCTTCAATACTTGTATCAATATTATCATCAAGTTCATAATCCATAACTTCACAACTTAATTGATAAACATAAAGATTGTTTAATTGATAAAATGGCTTTTTACCCTCAACATACTTTATTTCAAACATTGTATTATCTAAAGGTAAATATATTAAATCTCCCTCTTGTGGTCTTGTTATTAGTTCAATATTTTCATCAAATGCATTTAAAAATGGAGTAATAAAATCTTCAAACCTTTCTTTTGATATAACAAAAGTGGCAGAATCCGTAGTTTTCACACCAAATTTGGATAAAATATCTCCCTGTCCCTCAAATCCATCATAATTCAAAAGATATGCTTCCAATCTATAAGAATCATCAAACTTTGAAGATACAATTTCTTTTAATACTGATTTTTTGTTTATAATTTTCCTAGGAAGATATACAACATCTTGTCCATATATTTTTAATTGCTCATTAATAATATCTTGTATTAATCTTTGCTCACTAGATGAACCTTGTAGAAAAAATGGATTAAGGGGCATAACATTAACCAATCATATCCATTGGTGGTAATTCATATTCATCTTTTAATTGTTTTTCGATTTCTTCAATTTCTTTTACTGCATCATCAAATAATTGTCTCCCATTTAAAGTTATTCCCCCAGGCAATTGGACACCTTGAAATTTTATAAGATTTTGTCCCCATTGCTTTTTAATTAGTGAAGTTAAATATTTTTTTAACCAAAAATCGTTATATACCGCATCCGCATTTGCTGGATCTACAATTCTATAACAATCAAAAATTAAATACTTATTATCTCCAATATCACTCCAATCAATGTCTAAGTATAGTTTATGACTTTTTTTATTAAATCTTATTTGAACATCTGGTGTTATTAATCTACTTATATCTGAAAGATATGTTTTAGTCATAGCATAGTTTAGTAAGTCAAGAGCACCATAGTAATATAGGTCATTTAAAAATAATTGATATTCAATATTAAACATATTACTTGATAAAGTACTTGAGTCTATTTTGAATACATTATTAACTCCTATTATGAAATCAGGAAGTTTTAAAAAATTATCACCTTCCGTATATGTGGCAGTAGTAACTCCAACACTTGATGAAGTAGTATGTGTAGATATTCCAGTTCTTAATATTTCTCTATTATCTGGAGTTAATTGATGTTTTAAATAAACTCTTTCAATTCCATCAAAATGTCTTTCTTGAAAGTATTGTATTGCGTCATCTACAAGATCATCTATTTGGTCTTCATCCACATTAATTTCAAGAACAGGGTAACCCAATCTCCTCAAACAATAATCAATTAGTTCTTGTCTTGTAGATGGTTTTGACATTATGCTACTCCAGATTCTTCGTATTTTTCTACTTCTTTGGTTCTTTTTCTTGACTTTAATAGATCATCATATTTTTTCTGAATTTCTAAATTAATCATTAAAAGTTCCTTTTTTTGTTTTTCGCTATCATTAACCAAAGATTGAACCTTAGCTTCAAGTAGAATAATTTGATTTGACAATTGTGAAATTTTTTGGTTATATAAATTTATTAAAACATTCACATCAATTTCATTACCCATTTCAGAAAGTTCCTCCATCTAATGTATCCGTCCAAACAGGTGTGTTTGAAGCATCTGTTGTTAGTATATAGTTAGATGTGCTAGCATATCCAACTTCTGGCTCATTTGTACTGATTAACTTTCCATTTGAATCAAAATAAGCAGAACCTCTAGTGTGAATTCCGACAGTAGTAAAGTCTAATAATAAAGCACCAATGTCTAAAGTTCCTTTTATTCCAGATACTACGCTATTTGTAATTGTAGCATCTGGAACAAATGTCCAGTAACCAGTGCTATCATCATAACCAAAAAATCCAGTTTTATTATTTGATACTCCAAAACTTGTATTATAATCAAAAGAAACACCACGATCAGTATTTGTATTATAAGCATGAGTTATTGTTAGTTGAGTTTGAGTTGAAATTCCAGCAGTAGTATTTGAATCAATTGTAATAATTTTTTCAGAGTCATCATATGAAGTTACTGTTGCAATTCCTCCGCTACCAAGAGCAGTTGTCCCCTGAACAGTATCACCAGTATTAATCCCAACAACAGAATCTAATCTTATAGTTGTTACTCCAACTTGAACCGTTTCCATTACGGTTCTTGCACTTGTCACATCACCAAGAACTAGGATGGGATCATTTACTGTAACTGTGCTTGAATTTACAGTAGTCGTGGTTCCATCAACCTGAAGATCGCCCTTAATAATTACTATTCCTTCATTACTTAATCCATCTGGATATGGGTCAATGAAAAGTTTATCGCCTCCACCACTTCTTGTTGAAATTACATTTGAAGATATTCCAATATTATCAATAATTAATCCGCCAGAATTTACAAATTGACCAACTTGATTAATATCACCAGTAAATGTTGTAATACCAGTTATTAAAATTTCATCACTTGCACCATTACCCAAAGTGACATTTCCATCTACTGTCAAATCTTGAGTAATATCTACATCATTTGTAAATGTAGTGACTCCAACAATGTAAGATCCACCAGTAACATAAAGATCTCCACCAATATGTAAGTTTCCTCCAATTCCAGCTCCACCAGCAACTCTTAATGCACCAGTAGTTGTGGAAGTTGCATCAGTTGTAGCTGCAACTGAAACATAAGAAGAATTTGATGAATTGCTAAAACTAACAATTTCATTTTGTATCGTTGTTATGCCGCTTGTTGATCCAATAACAATTGTTGTTCCAGCACCAAGTATATTTGCGGATGTTACATTTGTATTTAAAAAATTAAATGTTAAAGAATTAGATGTGATGTCTCCACCATCAACATTTAAGTTACCATCTAAATCAACTATAGCATTTCTAATTGTAGTTACACCAGTAGTCGCACCAATTAAAATATCAGTTGCTGCACCAAAAGCATTTATATTTGTTGCCGTATTGTTTGCTATGTTGAATGTGGAAGAAGAAACTGTTAAGTCTCCGCCATCAATATTAACATCTCCATCAACATCTAAATCATTATTAATGTTAGTTGTTCCAGATGAAGAACCAATTTCAATGCTTGTTGCAGTGCCGAAAGCATTTACTGTTGTAGCATTAGTATTTAAAAGATTAAATGTAGATTGATTTGTTGTAATATCTCCACCATCAACATTTAAGTCACCATCTAAATCAACTATAGCATTTCTAATTGTAGTTACGCCAGTAGTCGCACCAATGATTATAGTTGTACCAGCGCCTAAAATATTAGAAGTATCTACAGTACTATTGAGAATATTAAATGTCTTTGAGTTTGACGTAAAATCTCCACCATCAACATTTAAGTCTAAGTCAATATCTAAATGGTTATGGACAGTAGTAATTCCAGTAGTATTACCAATATCAATACTTGTTGCTGCACCAAAAGCATTTACTGTAGCAGCATTAGTGTTAATTAAATTAAATTCTGTCTGATTTGTTGTGATGTCTCCACCATCAACATTTAAATCCAGATCTACATCTAAATTGTTATGGACAGTAGTAATTCCAGTAGTATTACCAATATCAATACTTGTTGCTGCACCAAAAGCATTTACTGTTGTAGCATTAGTATCTAAAAGATTAAATGTAGATTGATTTGTTGTAATATCTCCACCATCAACATTTAAGTCTAAATCAACATCTACACTTCCGCCAACATTCAAATCTGTTCCAAAACCAACACCACCAGTGACTACAAGAGCTCCTGTTGATGGACTTGTTGATGCCGTAGTATCATCAATTGTTATAGAAACACCACTTGAATAATACCAATCTGCACCCTCTACTTCAAATCTATCATTAGTTGATTCATCGTATCTAAATTTTGTATCTTTACTTGTTCCGAATGAAAGATACGTATCATCTGGTATTGATACCTCTCCAGAACCATTTGGATCAATGTTAATATCACCATCAGTATTAGTAGATGATAATGTATTGCCATCAATTGTAATATTATCAACATTCCATTCATCTACTTTTCTATTTTGGTCCAATATTGCAACAAAACCATTTGATGGAGTTGTTGGATTTGATTGCCCAGCAACCAATCCTGGTGCAATACTTAAAAGATCTGCATAATATCTACCACCAATAATTTGAACATTTGAGCTATTATCACCAGCAAATAATCTTCCGCCATTATTTCCGTGAGTTCCTACTCCAACAGTAAGGCCAAGTTCTCCATAGTTTAAGCTTGGTGGTGCTACAGTGCCTGTAGATCTTTTTACTCTGATGATACTAGCCATTGTTAAAAGTTACCTCCATTGATGTCCAAATTTTGAGTATTACCTGGCGTTAAATTTAAAGTTGCTTCCCACTTAGATGTTGCTGTGTTATAAACTAAAACCATTCCATTAGATAACCCACCTGTTATATCAACATCAGTCAATCCACCAAGAGTTCCTCCACCACCAGAAAAAGAAGAAGGGACTTTTATTGCATTTTTTGATCCAATTCTTACTTTAATTTCTGACATAATGGTTAGCTAGTAGTAACTCCAGCAGTAACAATAGCACTACCCTCAACAACTCTAGTCCTCACTGAACCATCATTTACTAATATGTCATAACAGTATCTTCCAGACTTTAAACTAGAAGTAATTGATGAACCTAAAGATATTTTAAGTTGTCCTAATGTAGGATTGGGAAATGATACATTAAATAATGCAGATACTTTTGATGATGCAGGATGCTTCTTCATAATTGAAGAAGCACTGTAATTACTTAAATCTAATGGAGAGTTTGAGCTATCCTCAAGATTAAATACTTGTTCAAAATCAGCTCCAATATCAATTACTATATTACTAACATATGCTGCCATTACTATAATTAATTAGTACTCTGCTAGAATTATTTATAAATCATTTATCTACAATAGATTTTAAAAGAATTTTAATATCAGTTAAGTCATTTTTCATTTCTTCAACTTGTTTTTTTAAATCTTCAATTTTCTTTTTTTCTTCATATTTTATTTTTGATATTTCTAAAAATTTTTCATATTCATTATTATTGCTATTAATAATAGCATTTGATTTCAGATCCCTAACTAAGGAATGATCTGTTTTTACTCGTAATTTGTCATTCATTTATTAAAAATGATCTTAGTGCTATTGCTCTGAAATTTTTTATTCTTGGCGGTTTTGCTTGATTTGTTGAAGTCATAACTACTTTAATCATAAAACTATTAAATTGTGGAAGATTTTCAGCAGTATATTTATATTCACTAAAATTATTAATTAATGTATTTGGTTGAACCAATTTATTAGAAGAACCATCACCATTAAATGGTAGATATATTTGTTGATATTCTGAACTATCTTCTCTGTATAGTTTATAGAAAACTTTAATGTCTGACTCTGCATCTCTATGGCCATCAAATTGTATATAAAGAGAATTTGATGGAAATTCTAAGTTTATTTTTTTAGTTTCATAAATCGCAGAATTGGGATCAAATCCTGGAATATTGACTCTACTATCAGTCACATAATCACTAACTTTGTCATCAACTAAGTTACTCATCAGTATTATATTTGTAGTATCCAAATCTACTATAGGAGAAACGTCTTCATTATCTGTATTAAGGGTCAATTCTAAAGCAAATGATTTTTGATTATTTAATAAGTTATACTCATTTACTTTAGATGCGACTATTCTGGGATCATCTAGATAATTTAATTTATTTAAAGTGATATTTTCATATCCTTTATCAGTAAATGATGATTCAGATCCACTTATACTTGTACCAGAAGTTGTTTTTATCCTTGCAGTAATTGTTGTTCCTGTTGGTGTAATGGCACTAACTCTAGGATCAATAATTTCAAATGGTATATTTTGAGAAATTTGCAGATTTTTTCCACCACCAGATTTAGTTGTGGCAAATGTTCTTCCACCATCATTTATATTAATATAATAATTATCAAAAGTTTTTTCTCTTGGATCTATATTATGTTCTTTGTTTATTCTTCTAAGAGAAACTGAATTAAATTCATACTTATAAACCAAAGAATTTAAGTTATGATTTGATATAATACTAGAGTCTATGCCTCTTGATGTTATTGTAATTATATCATTTGAAATTGAATTATAAGAAATAATTTCATTATCTATTTGTAAATAACCAGTATTCGCAGCACTAACAGATACACCTTCAAACGATGTAAAAATACCAGAATTTGATACTTTTAGTGTTGTCGAATCTACTGTTAGTTCTTCTGTTAAAAATGTTGGAGAAATATCACTTGCAAAATTTAATATTTCTAACTTATTTGTGCTGGAATGCATACCATGATTTCTATGATCAAATAAAATAGTATATCCATCTCTTATTGGATCATCATTGACAGAAGTTGGAGAAGGAATATCATATGAAGCTCCTATAGAATCATAATATGTCAATCCAGTTCCTGTATTAATATTTGAAATAACATCATCAACAACAATGAAATTAGTTTGTGTTACTACTCCTACTGTTGCTCTTACTCCAGTTCCAGTATTACCTATCTGGTTTGAAAGTAAAAGATCGCCAACTGAATACCCAACTCCGCCATCAGTAACATCAAATTCTTGGATTTCTCCACTAGAAACTGTTATATTGGCAGTGCAGGAATTTCCAAAACCAGTCAATGAAGTAAATCCAATTCCAGAGTAAGATCCATCAGTTAAACCTATTCCAGAGAAAGATAATGTTAGTGAAGTTGTACCAAGACCAACGGGACCACCAGATGCGAATATATTTGCAGTATTTGTCGATTGCGTGATAGTATTTCCTTGCTCAAAAAATCTTGTTGTACTTGCAATGGAAATAAATTGACGTTTTGAATAAGAAACAGCGGGATTTTCTTTTAAAATATTTCCAAAAGGCAATTCTTGATTGTAAAAAATAACACTTGATGGAGTATCAATAACAAATTTTGCTTTATATAATTTGAATTTTAAATCTTCATATTGACTTGCATCCCAAGTTGAAGCATTCTGAGATTTAAATAGAGACCCTAAGGTTGGTTGTCTGCTATTAATTGATCCACTAATTAAATCTTCTTCACCCAATCTAGATATAAAAGTCAAATATTTATCAGTGTCAGCAAGTAAAACTAAAGCATATTCATATCCAGATTGAAGATATACTGGTGTAGAGAAATTAAACCTAGTCGCAGAACTTCCATCATCTGAAAGAACTACGTCATTTGGATCAATTATAGTCTGTCCAAATGGAACTACCGTATTTGTTGGTGATCCATCTTGCATAGTTCTAATTTGAACTGTTACTGGATAAGTATCATCCTTGGTTTTAAAGTATAGATCTCCTCCAGTGATAAAAATTCCATCTTGTTTTTGTCTTTGTACTAAGAATGATTGAGCTAAAGGATCTACTCTTGCTGGAGGTTCTGGACGTTGCTGAATTATATTTTGAGTTACATTTGTTATATTTGTTATATTTACAACTGGGGGTGGAGGTGGAAATCTTTCAATTCTACTTGTTGATGTAGTTACTGTTCTATCAGAAACCCTCCTATCCTGCTCTTGTACTATTCTAGTTATTGGTTGATCCGAACCAACCTGAATTCTTTCAACTTCCGGAGTTTTAATTGAAATAACTTGCTCTTGAGTGCTTTGTGATAAACCAGATGCATTATAAGTAGCTTCTGCTGAACTTTCACCAGGACCTAAAATATTACTATTAGTTTGGCTTGATGTTATTCTAATAGTGTTTAGGCCAGTAGTAAATTTAGGATTACTATCAATTTTTGGATCTGGTATATGTAATGAGAATAATAAATTGCCTTTCTCGTCACTTATCAACTCTAAAGAATTTACAGATGCTTCAGCAGTTCCTTGAGAATTTACTAATATCATTCCAGATCTTATCCAACCTATACGATCTGGATTTGTAAAACTTGAAAGATCAAAAGTATCTACATTTATAATATTGCTAGAACCAGAATAAGAAGATGTCAAATTACTTAATGTGTATGGTTCTGTACTATATGTTTCTGTTGGGGAATTATATGGTCCAAATTTATGATTTGCTTGTGCTGCTCTAAATTTTATTTTTGGTGTCCCTATAACAGTTGGAGATACTGATGTTTGAATAATATCTGAAGTAGAAAAAGCACCACGCCTCATTGTAACTGGAATGAGTTTTGGAACACAGTATTCAGTAACATCAACATTTTCCATAAAAACATAATATTTTGTATTTGGTTTTAATCTTCTTCCAACTACTTCAATATTTCTGGATCTACAATTATATAAAACATCTGTACCAATAATTTTATTTCCTAAACTTATAGTATCAACTCCTGAAGAAAGTTGAAGTCCAAATTCCCTATCAATACCAGTTTCTTCAAAAACTTCAAGCAAATCTTCAGTTACCCTTTGATCTCTTGATGTAGTGGTTGTAGTAGTTCTAGCCCAAGCATCAGTTTCTACGTTTGTGGAGACTCTTGTATCCAAAGTACGAACTTCTGTTCCAATTACGGATTCTCCTATTTTATCTCTTCCCGTCCAAGTTGTTTCATGGCTATTCCAATAACTTGCAGCCATTCCACCATTCTCACGATTTTCTACTCCAAGAAGGCTAGCCATCGCATTATAAACTGAATCAATTTTTATTGTATCTGGAGTGTTTAATGGAACTTCTTCAATCCAAAAATCAGAAGATGGATTTAGTTCAATGTTTCCGATATATATTATTACCAAAAATGGATTTAAATTTTCAACCCTTGTCGCTAATGGTTGTGATATAAACTCAACTTCATCATAGTTTAATGTAAGGCCAGAACCCTTTCTCGTAATATTTGAGGAATCAAAATCATCAATCCATCTATAATCAGAATTTGTTGGATTTAATGAAGAAGAAACTGTCTCAAAAATCAATCCAACATTTCTCTCTGCAGTTCTTGGTCTGCATTCTCCAGTTTCTAAATCAATATCAAAATATGATTCCCCAGTAAGATTGTGATAATTGTGACTTCTAAAATTATCTACAAAGAATCCAGACTTAAACTTATCTAATCCAGTATTTGGATCTTTAATACTTAAATTTTTAGTGTCGGTTTCAAGAAGAGAAAGTGTTGTATAATTTTCTAGATTTTTTATTCTATTCTCCAATCTTCCAATATCATTCATTGTATATCTTTTATGTGGAATTGTACTTACGTAGCAATCCACAGAAGCATTTAGAACATATGGATTCATTTTTATAGAAGCAACCTCAAAAGCTTCTTCATTTGGGGTTGAAGCTTTTGGATTTTCTGAGGGGTCTCCTTCTTTTAATTCAAAATTTCCATCTTTAGTTAAATATAATCTATCAATTCTTCCAAGATAATAATCGTAGTCAAGAATGATAGTTTTCTTTGAAACTAAAGTTTCTGAAGAAGAATTTAAAAAATTTCTTGAAGAAAATGAAAATGGTGATTGAGTACTTGATGTGGAATAAGTTCCCACTCTTGGTCTAAAATCCAAAAGATCAGAAGCTCTAGTATTAATTGAAAATGGTATCTCTTTAGAGTAATCTAAAGCATTATAGCTATTAACTGTTTCAATCGTTCCAGAACTTTCATTATTTAAATAATAATCAAATATTACCTTTAATTTTCTTGTTGGTTCAGCTGTAGATTTTTTTCTAATAATTCTTCCATAATCTACAAATTCTAATCTTTGCCCACTATCTAGTGAATAATTATCAATAATATTTCTATCACCAATAACTAATGAGCTAATATTTGCAACAATTCCAGAAGTTTTTAATGTAATAGATTCACCAATTTCAAATGTTTTTTGATTTTCATATACAAACTCTAGTTGCTGACTTCCTACAACTTTTACTACCCGAGCAAGTGCTCCTGAAGTATTCCCAATAAATTGCTCACCTATTATTACATTATTTACAAATGAATCTGTCTGTGAAGAAACTGTTATTGATGGTACTTCTGGATCTGATGAATCATTTGATTCAAAGATACCTAAAACTCTAAAAATATCAGGAACATTTAGTGAGATTTCTTCATCTTGTACTCTTGTACCATAAACTGTACTATATGATAAACCATCATTAAATGATGTAGATCCAATACCTGAGCCTTGATATTTTGAATTACTTACAATTATAGAACTGCATCTAATTAAAGATTTTTCTTTAGATGAAAGACTGCTTCTTTTTACTGTTGCAGTTAAAGTTGCATAACCAGTTTTAGATAATCCAGAAATAGTCATTTCATTTAAATCATTATTAAATGTAACTTGAGAATCTCTTATTAATTCTCTTTCTCCAGTTCTCCAAACTAAAACATAATTATTTTCAGTAAAAGGTTCAAAGAAAATATTGGTATCTCCTAAATCACTTAAATAAAATGTAAAAGTAGTTCCTGTAATATTTTTTGTTAATTGTTTTCTTACAATATAGTTAGAATCTAAAATATTTATTGAAGATATATATTTATCTTGCAGCTTTATTCTGTATCCAGAATTTCCGTTCTTTTCTAAAGAATTTGTAACAACATCGAAATCTATAACATTTTGATCAGTACTTGGAAGACCACCTTCACAAACTCCTAAAATTGTAGAAACACTTTCTAAGTTTAATTCATTTGCATTTACTGAAACAACTCTATTATAAGTTGATGTACTAAAACCAGGAATAGAATACCTTACAATATCTCCAATTTTTACTAGTGAATTAAAATCAGATATACTAGGAGAGGTTACAGTTCCACCAGAAGAAACTGTAAATTGGCTAGAACTTGAAAATAAATTTTTCTTTCTATCTAAAACTAAATCTGCAGCAAATGTTGTAACTCCGACACTATTATATACTGCTTTTATATCAGTAATATCGTAATCTCTTATAGATGAAATATTTCTACCAACACTTATTCCATTTATTATTAGTGGCTCATTTATTTGGAATTGTCCCTCAGTATCATAAACAATCAGAGATGATCCATTAGAAACTGGATCTTTCAAAAACCCAACAGATCCACTGTATTGACCTTTTATGTGAGCATCTGCAGGAGCAGTTACTCCATATCCAACTGTTAAGTTTATGTATGTTTGAACATCAAAAAGTCTTAGCTCATATTGCGTAGTAGAAACACCAGATATAACTTTTTGATTAAAATCATATACTCTAGCTAATCCTATAGTTGTTGCAGACCCAATTTGCCTATCAGTAAGTCTTCTATCTAAAAGACTTACTGTATATGTTGTAGAAAAACCAATTTTCGGTGATCCAAAAACGTTATCAACTTTAGCAATAGAACCAAGTTCTACGGGCAAACTTATATTATTTTTAGATTTTGTAGTTCTTGGTTTAGGAACATCTATTGAAGATGTTGATAATTTATCAATTTCAAAACCTCTTACATATGCTTTTCCTGGAGACACCTGCAAAATGAAAATATCGTCAGATGGAGTATTTCCATTTTGAGTCAATTGATTTTCAAAGTATAATCCTCTATTTGAAATTCTATCGTTTAAAGATTCCCTTACATCAATTGCAAAAGGCTTTACATAGTAATCTCCAGATTCATCATAAGTTCTTCTTGCTAGTTCATTTTTAAAAATACTATAATCTGTTCTATCACCAATAAATTTTTTTAAAGTTCCATTTTCAACTCTTAACAATTCTACAAAGTTTTCATCATTAACATCTGAAATTAATTTTTTATGTAAAGATGTTGATATTTTAAATCTATCTGCTCCTGGTGCCGACTCATTTGAAAAACCTAAAGCATTATCATATAAATCTTGATTTTCTTGAGATGCTGATATAATTTCTTCTGAAATTAATAATCCAATCTTATAACTTGGAGTATTTGAATATTGATCAAGAATTAATACAGAACTATCAACTTTAACGAAATACCCCCTTATAAAGTATATACCTTCATTAATTGAAGCAGAAGATCCAACTTCAGTTGAATTTGTATCAATACATTGTGCAAAAGAACTATTTGCTGGAATATTTGCTAATGAATAATTGATATCTGATAAGGTTATTAGATTTTCACCATCTTGAAATGTTCTTATTGTTCCATTATTACCAGAATTTTTATATTTAATATAAAGAGTGTCGTATCCCTGCTCAGATTCTAAATTTGTTAATCTATTAACAACTGTTGCAACTACACCAGAAGTTTCTCCTCTGATTTCAATTTTATTATCAGATAAAATTTTTGTATATTCTTTTACTGGTATATTCAAAAAATAAGAATTTATTTTTACTGATGTATAGTTTTCATCATAAAAAGTTCCTCCAGGTATAACTACAGATCCATCTTTAAAGAAGTGTTGCCCAAATCTTTCTATTTGGTTTTGTAGTATTGATTGTAAAGTTGTAAGCTCTCTTGCCTGAATTGGGAACCCAGGCTTAAAAAGAACTTTCTTATAATTCCTATTCTCACTAAAATCATCAAAATAAGGAGATATGTTTAGATTAGTTTTTTGGGACATTTCTTTAGAATTCTACTACAATTTTTACTTCTTCTTTTTGTGAGGATGACCTTGTAATTGGTGCCCTATTATCAACGTAAATTATTTCACCAAAATATTTTTGAATTTCAGGATTTGATATGCCAGATGAAAATGTTTGACCTAAATTAATAATTCTTCCACCAATTTGAATAGTATTTCCGGAAAAACTAGTATCAACAATAAGAGATTGTCCTTCAACTGTAGAACAATTTATGGTAGATGCAGACCCCACAAAATTAAAAAGTCTATTACCATAAGCACTTAATGTTGCAAGTCCAACTGGTTGGTAATATTTTAATATTCCAGTATTTTGATCCCATGATGCAACGTATCCAACTGCAGTTGATCCGACACCGACACTTTGAGTTATTAAAGCATTATTTGGATAAAATGTATCAGAGGTATTACCAGTACCGACTGGTTTTAATTTTAATGCTCCAAGATTAGTTGCTGTAGAAGTATTTATCGGTTGTTCTTCGCTTCCATATAATGTTGGGTTTTTTATTATTCCCACACGAGAAAAATTGTTCCCAATAATATAGTCAGATTCTGATTCATATTTTGAATAAACCATAACTCTATAAGATCCAAGTTCCCTGTAGATGTCAAATCCATGACCACCTTTAGGGGGAATTATGACTTCGAACTGTCCTCCCGATCCAGAAGTTATTGTTGGTGTTTCTTCCAATCCTGGACCAAAATTAATAAAAGCTCTAGTATATCCAGTTCCTCCATTAGTAATTTGAATTGTGTCAATTTCTCCTCCACTAATTGTAACAGAGGCAAATCCACCAAAACCGTCTCCAAGTATTGGAATATTTGATACAGTTCCAGTAAATACTCCTCCAGATATTGTATATCCAGAACCCCTATTTTTTACTATTGCAGTTTCAATTTTTCCAGAAACCGCAGAATTTTTTATATTTTCAGTAATTGGATCTCCCCAGTATCTTGGTACTGGTATAAAATTTTCAGTAGAAAACTTAATAATATCTGATGGTGAAATGGTATAAAGATATTTCCATAAGTAACCATCAGAACCGTCTCCTGCCTGTTGAGGATTTACATCAACAAAATTTGGTTCGCTTATGGATTTTTGACCTTCTGGGTATTCTGCATTTGCCCCATTATTAATGCAAATATAAACTTTATACTCAGAATTTACAACATAGTATCTAGAATCATACAAAGTTTTTGAATTAGTTTGAGGTGCAGAATTATTAATATCATAATTATTTCTATACATATCATAAGTTACACCTGACTGCCAGTTATACCTAGGAATAATTTTAGACACGTCATTGAAATAAACTCTTTTAAGAAAAAGCATACTATCAAAGTATAAATTTTCTTGTTGAAAAGAGTCTTTTGGTTCTGGTGGATCAGAGCTCCAAGTTGAAGACCCATAATTTTCAATATTTGTATTTGATGGGTTTGGGTGAGCTAAAAATGTGTAATAATAATTAGTAGTAGTTCCAATACCAGTGAAACTTTGAACAAAAGTCTCTGCATTTAATATTCTAAATTGATCAGTAATTATAGCGGGCATGATGTTTTTTGACTATTTATACATTAATAGGATAATCTTAGTGGAAGTAATCTAGAAATATTTGCAGAAGTTTCTATTCCAAGTAATCCATTTTGATTATAAAATTCAAATTCTTTAGCATTTAAACCTCTCGATCCATCAATTGCCCCCCAAGTATATGATCCATAATTTAAAAGATTAGATGGTAAGTTTGATGTAGTTATTCCATCTACTGATGAAACATTTGAATAAACACGAAGAGTTGAAGAACCAATAGAAACTATATGATTTGCATAATAAACATTATCAATAAAACTATTTCCAATAGAAACAATTTCACTTAAATTATTTTTGATAGATGTAACCCCACTTCCAATTATGGTATTTTCCACTACAAAATAATCTCCTGTAGATAAACCAGAAATAGAAACATCATTGACTATGTTTGGATTTGGTATAATATCAAAAATTAATACTGGACTTGCTGTTCCTATTCCTGTAGCACTTGTCCCTATTCCAACAATTAATCCATAATCTCCATTATATGATACACTTTCAATAGTCTCAGTTACTGCAGTAGTTCCTAATCCAACAATTCTTATATCATTTAATACTTGTCCCAAATCATCAATATTTTTAAAAATTGGATAAACATTTTTTACATATAATCTTGCATCTGTAGATGCAATTGATGTAATTATATTTGTACTTGGATATATTCCTGGCTCTAGATAATCTCTCTCCTTTGATACAATATTACCGTCAATTATTAAATCTGTAGTTTGCTTAGACCAAACTACTGGACGTAAAAATGTACTATCAGTAACAATTCCAATACCACCATATGTTTGAGTTTCTAAAGTGTCAGATGCAATTAGTTCATAAATTGTTCTTTCTTCTTGGCTAGGAACATTATCTTGTTTTTGTAGTCTTAATCTATCTCCTGGTTTGATAGTTTCATCAACATCAACTTCAATATAATCATCAGAAGATCCAACATAGAGATAAATTTTCAATTTACTTCCGCTCTTTGGAGCTTCTCTAAATGACAATCTAGTTCCACCATTAAAGATATAATCTATATTTGGTTTTTGTAAAACATCATTTAAAAATATTAAAAGATTATTGGCAAGAACTATACCAGAGTCCGCTTGAGCAACAACACTATAATATTCTTTAGTTACTATAGTTCTTGTTAGTAAGAAAGACTTTCTAAATCCATTAAATAAATTGCTAAAATCATCAAGTTCTAGAAGTTGCCCAAAAGTCCATCCAGAAAATTTATTTTGGTATCTATTTTCAACAGTTATATTGAATGCTGAAGTTCCTATTCCTACTTGATACGGAATTCCAGTTAATGATAAATTATCTCCAATAGAATAACCATATCCCCCATTTTCAATCTCAAAAGATATTACACTTCCACCTGTTCCAACATTAACATTCATAGATGCGTTTTTACCAGTTCCACCACTGAGAGGTAAATTTTTATAAGGAGTAGGTTCATCTATGAAAACTAAAGGAGGATTTGATGATGTATAACCACTTCCAGGATTTGAAATTGTAAATGATGTTACTATTCCGTTATTAACGGAAGATAAAACAGAAGCTCCAAAACCAACTCCAAGAGTATCTGCAATAGAAACTCTAGGATTTATTGTATATCCAGATCCACCAGTTGAAATGCCAATTGATTGTATAGTTCCTGCTATAGAAACAACTGCATAAGCATATGCTCTTTGCTGTACTTGATACCCACTTCCAATTCCAACTGAAAACTCATTAATTATTCCACCTTTTGGTAAATCTCTATCTATTTCTGAACCAGTAAATGAGATTGTTTGGCCAGTACCAACAATTTCATAATCGGATTCCAAAATTGATCCAACATCCCCATAAAATGGTCTCTGGAATATGTTATTAACTAAAATAAATCCAAAACTTGTTTGAATACCTGATAATGTTTGACCATTATTTTTCAAATCAAAATCAGATGTGGAGCTATCAAAATTCTCTGATATATCATCTATTATATAATTTGTATCATAATTTAGTTTATAAAATACTCTTCCGTGAAATGATGATTTTGTTGTAAGTGACCCAATACCAGAAGGACCATATGGAGGATCTGAAAAGTATAAAATACCATCTTTAATTCTATAATCTCCAGATAGTACAGTTACAGATGCTCCCACTGTATGACCAGAAGAAACTGATCCCATATACCCTCTATCAACATTTAAGACATTAGTAGATCCAACACCTACCAAATTTACTTTTATTATTTCATTGTTAATTTTTATTAAAGAATTACCTTCTATTTTTGATATATCATTGAGATAAATTGTAGTAGAAGATATTCCAACAGAAGAAGCAAGAGAAACGATAATATCTTTTCTGGATAATGGACTCTGTAAAATATTATCTATAGATATAACTGCTCTACTAGTTGCTAAATCAGTCTCTACAGATAGTGAATGAGTAGAACCAATACCAGTTATAGAAGTGAATGATACTGCGCTTCCTGCAATTGCTTCGGATCTTCCTATTGCTAATTTTATTTGATCTTTTGTTACTCTTATAGCATATACAGTGTTTGGTAAGATACTAGTTGAACCAATACCAGATACATAAGTACTTGCAATTCCTATTGGATATCCAGTATTTTCAGAATACGTTAATATTTCTCCAGTATTAAATTCATGATCATTTATTGATATTATAGAAGTTGATGTGTTTATTCCAGATGGATCAAATTCTTTATAAAAAATTCTATTTGTAGAAGAATATAGTACAAAAGTACTTAAACCGATTAGTCCTCCACCCAAACTAGTAACTATTCCAGTAAATTGAGAACTAATATCATCCAATAATAAAACTTTATTAGTTCTTGATTCATTATAATCTGTAAGAATTTTTGAATCAAATTTTATAATTTTGGATAATGAGGAATCTTCAGTATCTTCTGATACTAAATCATAATAAAATCTGTCATAAACAGATGCTTCTCCAAGTAATTCAACAGTTAAATCAATTGTAGAATCTTCTTTTTTGATTATTGCTGTATTTCCAATTCCATTTATAATCTCATAATTTGAAAAATTCTTGAATCCAGAAACATGAGTTAAGCTATTCACTGGTTCTTTCCAAGTTTCATAATCAACTTCACCCCTAACTGAATATGAGAATCTTTGATAATAGTCGTTATCGTGAATTCTTTGATCGGATAAGTTTAATTTTCCTTTATCCGAAATCCAGTTTTGTGGCTTTAAAAATAAAGGACTAACTAAGAAGTTTAAATCAAATTCATATTTTTCATCAACCTCTGATTTATAGTTTCCTATGGATCCAATTATTTTTTTATCACTATCAAATTCTCCATTTACATTTCTAAGTTTTAAAGTTCCAAGATTTGGATCCCATCCATTTTTTGCAACATATCCATAAGCGGATCCATCAATTTGGCTTACTAACTCTCCTTCAATAAATTCAACTTCCCTAAAGGTTGGAGTAAATTGTGCCAAGTTGCTTTTTTTAATAACCCTTCCATAAGTATATGCACCATCAAAAGTTCCACCAGTCAAACCTAAACCAGAAATTGAGTATGAAATACTTTCCGTTCCAGATATAGTATTAATTCCTGTAACTGTAAAATACTGATATTCATAATCACTGGAGTTATACCCATCTGCACTATCAGTAATTTTTACATTTTCTACATATATTTCATCACCGATAGTAAATGGAAATGGATCAAATCCAAGAATTGGTGCTCTTAAAGAAAGAGTATTTACTTCAAATGCGGAAGTTGCACCAATTACATTGACACCATTTGTGTTTATTGTTGGAATAAACCTAATATCTTTTGATATACCACTATCATTTACTAAAATATCAACACTTGAAACCGAACTTCCCTCAATACTAGTTTTTGTAATTATTGAAGAATTTCCTATAGCAATTGTATTTGGAGCAGAAATATAATCTTTTCCTCCACTATCCACACCAATAGAATTTAATGTGTAGTAATTTTTTAATTTTAAAATAGTATAAGCATCAGCTTTAGGTATTAATGTTTTGTCATTTGGTATTTCTAAACCCTGAGATATAACATCAAAATCAATTATCTTTCCAATTTCATCTGATTCTACAGAAACTTCAGCAAAAGAACCAGTTGTAGAACCAACTGATAATATTGGTGGAAGGTTCTTCAAAGATTTTCCTGGATTTAAAACTTTTATTGAAAATATTCCTCCAGATTCATTAACTGATGCGGTAGAGTAAAATGCACTACTAAATCCAAGAGCATCATAATATAACCTTTCTGGATTATTTTCTAAATTTAATGTAATAGTGGTACTTCCTATTCCAGATACTTTATGAATATTGTTATATTTTGACTCTAATACTTTTATTTCGGAATAATTAGAAACTTCTTCATTTACTGATGATGGATAAGTATTTAAATAATTTAAATCTTTACCTTCTACTCGGTAATAAAAAGTATTCAGTAAAGAGCTTCCAACAGAAATTAAAATTTTTGTATTTAAATCTTCATCACCATTAACTCCTTGTTTCTTAATTGAAGAAGTATCATATCTTGCTTTAAACTCTGGATCTCTATAGAAGACAATATCATATCCAGACATGCTAGAATCTGATGTTGCAATAGAAACTGTATTTCCAGTATAAAAGTTTAATTTTGGATTAACTTTTGATAATGTGTGATTTCCTGATCCAAAAGAAGTGATACCAATATATTCATTTGGATATTTTGTTGAATCATATTTATTAGTTGCAAGTCTAATAGTATTGTCTGAAATTTTTATAGCATAGTATATTTGATTGTTAGTTAAAGGAGAAATAGGATCATTTGCTGAATATAAAAGCAAATCTCCAGTCTCATAATCGTGATTATTAATCAATATTGTAGATAAGGTTGAACCAACACCAACTGATGTAGATGCAAATGAGACAGGATTCACAACTAATTTCTTAATATTTTCATTAAATAAGAAATTAAAGCTTTGAGTATAACTTGGATTTACATTTAGTCTAATTTTTTCATTTTTTTGTATATTGTGCTCTTCATCTAATGTAATAACTGAGTCTATTCTTTTTGCAGTTCCAGTTATCTGATTTTTGATTGTTTCAAACTTGTGAGAATCTCCATTGGCACTTACAAAATACACATAAGAAGTTGTATATCCAACCTTTTCTGTAGAAACTCCAATATAATCTCTATTTAATTTTACACAATATAATTGATCAATATTAGAAAGTGAAAAAGATGGAGTTAGTGATGAATTTCTAGACGCTAGTATAGTACCATCAATAGAAACTAAAGATAATTCGTCTCCACTATTAAAACTATGCCCAGGAAGATATATTGCCCTTGGTGGAATTGATTTTACTATATTTGTACTTCCTGAAGTGCCAACAACGACACTTGTGTAGGTACTTCCAATACCGACAGATGAAGATGAATCAAAATAATAATACTTATTAACATTTAAATTAGAGTTATTTAACTTTTTATCAATATTAAATGTAAATTTTTTTGGTAATTTTTCTACAAATTTTCCCTGAGTATGTGCAGAACCAGTCGAATTGTCATAGGATCTAATAACAATATATCTATTATTATAGTCATCAATATTAGTAATTAACATCTTCTCATTACCAACTTTAATTAAATCATCAGCATAAAATTTTCCAGTAGATGTTGGTTCTGATAAAGATATAAAAGTACTATATCCAGTTACTGTAGTGCTTGCAACTGCTACACTTAATGTAGAAGAAATAGTATTAACTCCAATAACTCTTTTTCCTTCTATATTTTTGTATGTTGAAGATGTTATTCCGGATACGAAAACAATATCATTGTCAGAAAAACCGTGTGGAGAAGTACTGAATGCGGTAACTTTATTATCGATTAAGGAAAATACTAAATTATTAACTTCGATACTTGTTGTAGCTATTGAAATTATATTTTTTCCAATAATTTCATCAACATAACAATCAATTGTTTCATTAGAATCAAATATAACTTCATCATTAATATTATAGGAATTTCCAGGAAAATTTACGAAAACTGTTGATATGCCAGATTTTCTAGTATTTTTTACTTTTAATTTTACATTAGAATTTAATGGATCTGATAGAAAATCATAGCTTCTATTTTCCTCTCCTAGTCCCAATGGTGTTATATTTCTTACATATTCTCCAGTATTTAAATACACATCCGATTGTGATCTAATTAGGTCATAATTGAATGGATCTGTCTCATTATTATGCTCAAATGTAATATAAGGAAACTGTGGGTTTTTAAATGAATCTAAAGTTGAAAAATAAGCATAAGACCCATTGGGAAAATCCTCATTAACGACAAATCTACCATTATATTCATCAAGATCGCCATTTCCGGTATATACATAATCTTCAATGAAATATCCAGATGGATAATTTGGCCTTAATGTACTATCAGATAAAGGATTTAGTTCATAACTTGATTCAATTCTTTTAAGTCCCCCAGTTCCAGATGTATCTGGGATACTTTTTGCATTTCCATATGGTCCATATATTGGATTTCCATCGTATGCCCATCCAATAATTGGAGAGTGCGTATCTAGTTCTTCAAGCTCTTCAAATGTGTTTGGATCTAAATTATCATTTAATAACTTTCTAATTTCTTTTGGTGCATAAAACGAACATATTTTATTTTCTTTTTCCCTAGTTTCTGATTTTACCTGTAGTGTATCTTTATATTCCTCAACGTTTAGTATAGATTTGTACCTTTCTACTGTATTAATTTTCCATTCTTGTAAATCTGCTCCAAATTTTGCACCATTTCCGCTAGGAATAACACTTATATAAGTTTCTTGAGTATATCCAGTTCCCCCATTAATTATTTCAACTGAAACAATTTCTCCATCCAAAACACTTGCTCGTAATTTTGCATATTTTCCTGGACCAGAAACAATTAACTCAGGGGGAGATGTATAATTTTCCCCAGGATTTACAATATAAATGCTATCAATTACACCATTTTCATCAATAACTGGTTTTACTGCCCCATTTCTTCCAGTTTTTAAAGTAATTGATGGGTTTCTTAAATAATCTATAACATCAGATGATCCATATCCTGCGCCACCATCCTTTAAGAAAATATTTTCAATATTTCCTTTAACTTTCACATAAGCACTTGCATCATAATAGTCTGCTTTTTGTGTGCTTCCAATTCCTACAGATCCAACTATATTTACTGTTATTGGTGGATATCTAAATGTATGAGTCCCAACTCCTATTGATTCTAAATTTTCATATATTTTATTATTATAATTGGTGCTTGATACACTTGAGGCTGTTCCAGCATTACTTAGTTTAAATCTATTTTCATCAAGAACTGTTACTTTATAATAATTTGATGTAGATAGTCCAGATATTTCTATTCCTTCACAGAAATATGCTAAAACTTCACCATCTTTAAAATTATGATTTTTTGCAAAAATATAATTATCATAAGTATTGATACCAACAAAAGATTTAAATAAATCTTCTCTATTTTGTGGAGGATAATTTTTAGAATCTATAATAACTCTTTTGTTTGAATATTTTTTTCCTGAATTTTTTAATACAATTCTATCAATTATTTTTCTTACTTTTTTTGAAGTAATTGTATGTGATCTATTACCAAAAGATAAAAAATCAATTAAATTTGTTTTTTGAAGTGCTCTTTCTCTTGTTGTTGCAAGAGAAAACTTGAAATCATCAATCTTTGCTATAAAATAAGTTCCACCATTTGATAATCTTGAAGTTGAATATCCAACATTAGTACTTCCAATTCCAATCGATAAACCATCAGTAGTATAGACTACTTCCTCCCCATCTAAAAATTTATGGTCTGTATTTAGATTTACTACATTTTCTGAAAGGCTTACAAATCTATCAGAAAAAGAAATATTATGTATAAATGCTTTTGTTTTTGCTTCAGCTTCTGAATTTACGCCATTTCCTCCAATTATATTAATTGAGGGTGTTTCGGTATAATCAAATCCAGGAAAAGATAAAATAATTTCGGAGATTGCTCCCTCTACACAAGCATATGCTTGTGCAGAAGACCCTATAGCATCTTCAATTAAAACTTCAGGAGGATTTATTACATCATATCCATTGCCGCCATCAAGAATATTAATACGGTTTAATTGCCCATAATAGATAGAATTCAAAGATATTGGAGAATATAACTCAACACCATTGAGTGTTACCCCAATTGGACCACGTATTTCTAGTTCATTTGATTTATTTTTTGGAACTTTCCTTATTCTTTTAAAGTTATTTTGATTTTTTAAACTTTTTTGTGATAGACTTGCTGGGGTAATTCTATATGTTCCTGTACCAATGCCACTAATCGGTATTATTAAATTGCTATGAACATTTTCTCTACTAATACAAAGAGATAAATTATTATTATCAACTTTTTTCACATAATAAAATCCAGTAGATAAACCAACTATTTCACCACTAGTAGATTCTGGAGTATAATATATTTTTTCACCATTTATAAAATTGTGATCATTTAGTGAAATTATACTTGGAGAAATATTATTTTGTGTAAATGTTTTCGATCTATTGGTTGTTTCTAAATCTGAATATGAGGGAAACCCAGAAAATGCAATGTAAGTGTTCTTATCCTGATCCAAAAATGAATTTTGAATATCCGACATTAAACCTTTTAAATTTAAATTATTAGAAACATATTTTAATCTTTTTTTAACAATATAATTAGCTCCAAGTTCTAATGCCCCAGAGTTTATTTGAAATTGGATTTTACTTACAACTTGAGAAACTGTAGCATTATTAACTGCAACTCCTCCATTAGATAAGTCAATAATATCAACTTTATCACCAACATAAAGAAAATGATAATCTTTTGTTATTATTGTGTTTGTTGATGGATCTACTGATAAAACAGAATTTTTTGATGCATTATTATAAAACCAATTATTATTCTTTTTATCATCTAAATTTGCTTTTTCTCCTAGACTTTTTAAATACAATTCATCATTTGGAGTAAAATATTTTGTATTTTCTTTATTAATTACATCTGAAATGGATCCAACAATCCTCATAATACATATTTGGTCTTCTTGATTATTTTCATAACCATAGATAAATTGATTACCAATAATTTTGGTATTTTCTTGAAGTGTATTATCTAAACCAGAACAATCAAAAAATTGATTATATGATTTTGATTGATATGTTACTTCATTATATTCTCCCAAAGAGTCAAGATAATAAAAAGACCCAGAATCAGAAAAACCAATAGTAGAATCTACAGTAACTACTGATGTGGTAGTTCCTGTGCCGATTACTTCAGTTTTGTTATTAATAATGAAATTACCAACTAATGTGTCTCTAGAGATTAAAATCTTATAATATTTTTTATTTCCTAAAAATATTTCTTCTACATTTGAAATTGCTCCACTTGCTAAGGGGTTTGATAATGAATCACTTACAATTGTTGATTTTGTTAAATTTAATGGATTTCCTTCAATTGCATCAACAATCATTTCATATGCTACTAACCATTCAGCATCTGAAGGTGCTATTGTATTGTCAAATGGTTTTATTATTTCTATATTTTTTCCAAAAAGAACACTGAATAATATCTTTAATGCAGTATCTGTCCCTTTTGATGAATAAAAGTCTCTTGCCCTTGTTAAAATATTTTCTATTGATAAATTTTGTTGAAAGTTTCTATTTTCAAATCCTGGTATGAATTGATACTTATACTTTTTATAAAATTCTGCAAGAAATACAAAGCTTAAATTTTCAACAGAGTCCCCTAATAAATGATCTTCAGAATTTGTGGAAATAAATGATAAAAATTCTGGATTATACTCGCTTTCTATTTGATCAATACCACTAAATCCTCTAATGCATCCATTAAAAGTATTTGCTGTTTTTTCTGTGTATGTAATTATTTCATTGCCAATTTTAATAAGTCCGTACTTATCAGGAAAACCAGCAGTTGTATTTACATTAATTGTATCATCAAATATACTAACATTTTCAGTTAAAAATATTGGAAATAATGAAAGATTAACATTAGAGTAAGTAGAAATATTTCTATATTTTGGTAAATCCTCAGATAAAGAAGTGGATCCAAATTGATGTTGTTCGGAAATAAAATACTGACGAAGAAATTCTTTAAACAGAGGATTTTCTTCCTCAATAAAATTTGGTATTTGACTACTTAAAACATCTAAAATTTTAACCTTTCTTTCAATCATTTTTATCTTGTGTATTTTTTATTGTTTGTAAAACTTGATGGTGGAACATAACTTAGACCAGAACGATTTGATCCAGATGACAATGTATCTTTAATTAATAATAATTTGCTAACATCTGTATTATCTAGTACAATATAAATGTTTTCTCTTGAAAGAATATCATTTGAATCTGGAATTACTTCTATTTCTATTTTATTTTCCAATGATGTTGATGTAATTACAATTGGGTATAATATAATTTCACCTTTTTCATAATTTACTGTTCCTGCATTATTATTAATAAATTTTAGAACATTATTTTCCATAATAAAATATTTAATTACTCCAGTTTTACTGCCATTACTAAGTGGAGTATCGGTCAAATACACATCCCCATCAACACCATCAATTTTAAATGCTGAAGATTTCACATTAAACCCTTCAAGATCCGAATGGAATTTATTTGCATAACAAATTTCGTAATTTGCTAATACATTATATGCTGGAGTTAAATTTCTTCTCATTTTTATAGTAGTTATATTGGAAGTTATTCCAGTATCCACCTTATCAATGAGTGAAACAAATTTACTATATTTAAATCTTCCCCCAAAAGAGTTTATATCAGATGTTTTTGAGTAATTTTCAATTGTTTTTAGTATTCTAGAGTACAATCCATCTTCACTAGAAATTAATGAAGGATTATATGATACTGTAGTATCATATTCTACATACAAATATTTAAGATCTAATAATTCTTGCTTAATGCCAGCAACAGTATATTTTTTTAAATTTTCTTTTATTTGATTTTTTGAAACTTCTGATAAAAATTCTCCATTTTTTGGTTTTATTGTAATAAAAACTTTTCCGTATTGTGGTGGATCCAATTCTTCTCCACCATAAGCACTTACCGACTCTACATTTGAATATAAAAAAGGTATTAGGCTAATGTAATCTTCTGATGTAACTGCTCTATACTGCGATGAATATACCCTTGGGGCAAGATATTTGATATTATCAATGGATTCAATATTATCACCATTTTCCGATGCTTGTATGGTTGTAATAAGAGATATTCCAGATGTTATTTGTACCTCACCACCTGCTTGTTGATAAGTTAGATTTCCAGAAAAAGTAAAATTTGATGCATTATTTCCATCTATACCGTTAGTTACAATATAAGTAGCATCTATTGTGCTTCCATTTTCTGGTTTTTTTCCTAAAACATTATCACCAAAGAGTAATTGATATTTTTCATCTTCAATCTCTTGAATTAGATAAAGTCTTGAGCTTGAATTTACTTCAAAAATATTTGCATATTGTTCATAAGTTTCTACTGCGGTGGATCTAACAGAAACACGAATTGTTGTCGTATCTATTCCCAAATTAGGCAAAATATACTTTGCATCAACTTGAGAATCATCAACTATAAATGATTTTTTTAATAAAGTACCTTCATAAATCTCAATATTTTCAAATGTTGCAATTCCATTACTGTTAGGTGTTACTGTTATATCATCTGGAATTGAAAAAATATAATTTCCTCCTTGTATTGCTCCAGTAGCAACCACTCCAGCACTTAATTTTACGCTTTTTGCTTGAATACCACTAACATTAACAGAAAAAGTAACTAATGCCCTTGCTGCTCTCTTTGATCTTGGTACATAACCTATATTTCTTGCTAATGATATAATGTTTTCTCTTAAAGTGGCACTATCAATGAATGATTCATTGACTGCCATATTAGTATTATATGCAGTAATGTAAGAATTATATGCAAGAGTATCAATTAATATTGAAAAATTAGATCCCTCAAAGTCAAAATCAGTAAAATTTGAGTTTGCTCTCAAATAGTCTTTTATCTGAGTTCTTAAATCATTAAAATCTAAGTTTGTAAATTGGTTAAAAGACATTACACTTTACTTGGTTGTAAAATAAATTCTATATTTTGGTTTGGAACTGGTAATCCAACAATATTATATGATATTTTAACTTCGAGTTCATTACTATCTTCAATTATTTGAACTATAACACTATTTAAACTTATTCTTGGTTCAAAATTATTTAACAGCGTGGTAATTTCTTCTTCTAGTGATGATTCAACTCCTGATGATTGAAGTTCAAATAAAGAGTTAATAACCCCTGATCCAAGAATTGGATTAAAAAACCTTTCACCAATATTTGTTTTTACTAAATTAATTACAGATTTTTTAATTGCATCTTCATTTCTAAGAATGGTGATATCATTAGTTACTGGATGTCTAGTAAAAGACAAACTTATATCTTTAAAACTCCTTGAGATTTTAACTGACATTCAGAAATACACTTTTAATATATCTATAATACTTTTTATTATGAAATTCCTCTTTCTTTTTTTGTCTCCCAGAAATAAGACTCTTGATCTCCTAGTCCCATTAAATCGTAACCATTTTCAACTTGATAGTATTCTGTAGATACTTTAAAATCCGGAGTTTTTGGTTCTGGTGGTGTCAAACTATTATCATATACACGCATTCTATTATTTGGATATAGTGCATATTGTCCATTAACAAGTTCAATTAGATTGTGTGATTTATGTTCTGATGGATTTTCACTTGTTGCATAATCAATAACATCTGGATCTTGATGATAGTTATCTATTGTGCAAATATAAGTACCACGAATTGATCCATAATCTCTAGTATAAACTTCATAATTCATAGAACCTATGAATTGCTTTTGCACAGTAACAACACCATAATCCATACAATTCCAAAATTGGAGATTATGAAGTGTCATATCTGGATCTGGTTTTTTTGGTTCTGATAAAAATGCACTAATAGGTAATTTATCATATAATGCTGCATATTCTGGTAAATATGTTTCAAAATAAAATGCTCTTCCTGGTATAGACTTTACCGAAACCCATATTCCTTTTTCGTATTCTCCATGACCACTTTGGTGATCTGTAAGATATTCTTTCCTTACCCATACCTCTTGAGAGGGTAGATTAGATATTAAACAGGACATAAAGATACCCAAGATACAAAAAAAGATGCTAAACGCATCTTTTAATATTTATTTACCTTGTCCTCTATATTTTTTTCTAGCAGCATTTCTACTAGTTGCAGAATATTTTGTATTTTTCCCACTTCCTTGAAGTGTTGTTTTTGGTTTGCTTTCAATTTTTACATCTTTTTTGTTTAGTGCCATTTTAAATTTCTCCTAGTTTTTTCTCTTAAAGCGGTTTTTGGCGGGTTTTTTGCGCGAAAATTATAAGGTCTAGAATAAGGTCTAGAATAAGGTCTAAATAAGGTCTAGAATAAGGTCTAGAATAAGGTCTAGAATAAGGTCTAGAATAAGGTCTAGAATAAGGTCTAGAATAAGGTCTAGAATAGTAAAAAGATCAAGAGGATCTGAGAGAGTGAGAGAGAGAGAATATATTAGTAGGTAAAAAATAATTATAGAGATTTTTTATTATAATAGAGAATATAAGATATAAACTCTAAAAATAAAAAAATCTCTATATTATAATATTTTTGCCTGAGAATTATATTATCAAATAATCCTAGTCTTTTCGTGCCCCACACGAATTTTTGGATCACACCAAATTTCATATCCTGCCTCTTTTGCATCAAGGCAGAATGATACATCTTCACCACACATATCTTGAACTTCTCCAGATTCAAATACTTGCATCTTAGGAGCAAACCAAGGGTATTCAAGATTCTCAAATACTCCATTCTTAATAAGTACCCAACCAAATCCTGTATAATCAACAGTAAATGGTTTTTTACGTTTGGACATTGATTCCAATGTTTCGTGATTCATCACACCACCATTGGTGCGGAAGTCATCTTCTTCTAACCAATGTGCAACTGATGTTGTGTGTCCATCTTCTGTACAATACCATCCAGCTGCAATATCTTTATCCATTACAACAAGACGATAAAATTTCTCAATATCAAATACAATATCACTATCAATCCATAATTGATAATCATAATTTAACTTTCCATCCCAAGGTTTTTGTTTTGGTCCCCTTAGTACATTTGCACCAAGAACTTTACATCGAGCAAAATTCACCATTGATGAATAATCCTGAGAAATTTGAATGCTTGCACCTGATTGTACAAGATCAAAACATAATTGTACAAAATTTTTAAGAAATGTATAAGAAACTCCTCGACCAGGAAGACAGAATACAACTGTCTTACCTCGAATCATTTCTTTTGCTTCATTAATATTAAAAATGTTTTCTGATGATTTATCCTTTTTTGGTGCTACAGTTTTAACAGTAAATCCTTTAGCCATAAAAAATTAATAGTTTTACTAACGTTGATATTCTATCACCCCAAACCAAATTCTGCAAGGTGATTATGCTTTATTTAGTGTTACTTTGATATCCTTATCATCACCACCAGATGTCCATACAAGACCTCTGATTAATTTTAATTTGTCCTGTAATTCTTTTTGTGAGACTTGTGAAAGTATCTTCTTTCCCCTCACTTCTATCATATATGTCTGCATTTTTATTATACTTATATTTTTTTATATTTATCCTATTAAACCTTTTTGGCGATTTTTCCCCCCAGAAATTTTTTTTATATAAAGATAAACCTAAAATTGATTTTAAATCAATCATATTCACTCTCTCGTTTTTGGTTCGTTGTAGGTTAGGGAAGTTAGTGTTTTTTATTTTAGGGTTTATAAAAAACCTTAGAACCCCTTTATACCTTTATACCTTTATACCTTTATACCTTTATAGGGGGGGGGCATCGGTTTATAATAATCAACAATAAGAATCAGAAAACACTGTCAATTATAATATACTGGGGATTGCGATAACGAACTAATTATTATACACGAACAATAAATGTTATTTTACATATAGAACTGTATGATAATAATAGAAACTATACCCAGGGTTATAATTAGAAACTATATCTAGGGTTAAACTAACACGAACTGGGGGACGAATAATGGACTAACAGATGCCTAGGGATTATAATTAGAAACTATACCCAGGGTATAAGATAACGAACATTATAAGTTTTCCACAGAATAACGAATAGTTTTCCACAGGACGAAAATCATAAAGTACTGTAAATACTAGGATTTTTATAAAACCTGTGGAAAACTATTGAGTGTTATTTCTTTAGGTTCCTATAGGGGAAAGTGTTCAATTATCTGTGGAAAACTTTTTTTCCACAGGTTTAACTCAATCACGAATCATCTTGATTATCAGAAACATCACGAATGATGATATCAAGAATACTCAGAACATCTTCCCCAGTATTTCCAACACGAAGCATACCAACGAATACATCACGTTGAGAACGAGTAATAATCATCATAGAACGAATGTAGAAGGACTTAGAAGGTACTTAAAATTTTTATCAGTTAAGGATCATCATAGCACTAATTTCATCCTCATTCTCGGGGCAATTAGCAATACCTTGTGCTTCACAAACACTCTCCCGAAGATCATTCACAATAACATCAAGAATATCAAGAATCTGATTGGATGTTTTTCCCTGACGGAGCATACCAATAACAGTCTGACGATTGAGCATAATAAAAAGAAAGTAACGTGTTTGGTTAATATGATAAAGAGAAAGTTTTACTCTCACTCTCTCCCCATCACCCTTACAGTATAGCGCATTTTGGGGTCCGTGGGAAGGTGACTGTGCCACTTGCACAAGTGGTCTGGGACTGTATGAGACTTGTGTTGAGATTCAAACATTTGATGCCCTTATAGAAAATAAAACTTGTATAAATAATTCAGTCTTTGGGAAGTAATTTATACCCTTGACATTTTTTGAGACTTATGGTATTATGCGGGCTAAGACCACAAGAACTAGAGACATTAAGAGATATAAACACTCACATAAGATAAGAACTACAAGCATTAAGAGATATAAACACTAACATAAGAGATATTAAGAGATATAACAAGTTTTCCACAGGTTTTTCCACAACTTAACAATCACTTAAGTATATTTTTTAATACATTTATTCTACAATGAATAAATGTATTTTTTTATACCTTATCAACTAACTTTAACTGTTTTTTTGCCTCTATTCTTTGGTTGCCAGAGTGATTTACGATAAGGTTGAAACTCTTTATGTATCATGCTCTTATCTTGTACTTCATTGATAAGAATAAAGCACTGTTTAAGAAATGCCTTTTCCATTCTTTTAGCAGTAGTCATTGTGTAAGAACTAATGCAACTCTTACATCTTCTGTAATACCATTTGAATCTTTAGTCTCTTTAATATAAACAATACCTGCATCAATGAGTGGTTGAATTGATCGCATACGTTGAGTATAATTAAGAACTTCATCACCATTCTCAAGAGTAAGAAGGATTTCTTTTTGTGCTTTAGTGAGTTTGTTCATAAGATAGAAGAGATAGAGAGAGAGAAAGGAGAATTATCTTTATGCAATAATAGACTTCATAGGAGAGAAGTCATAACCATAAGGACCATCTACTGCTTCATAAACAATCACATTTTCACCATTTAGTTCAACACTCCAATCAAGAGCACTATCTACTGCATTTTGATAATCATCAAACCATTCAGCATCTTCTAGATCAAATGTTAAAGGACAAGAGATGTACATAGTGCTCTGATTGACTACAGGTGTATTGTAGGGCATTTTGGAGGGGTTTGGGGTGATGATTGTGCCAGTTGTACAAGTGGTCTGGGACTGTATGAGACTCAAGAAAGTCTTTTTGCACAAACAGGACCAATGCCCATTTGAATTGATAATGGATCGCTCAGAGTGCGACCACACAATGAACAATTACCAGTTTCATGACCATAAATCTTTGCAAGTTGCAGAAGATTT